CTAACCAGATTCGATTGCGGTCTGTTCTACCTGAACGTCGATCACGCCAGGCTCTTCCGGGGTGATGTCCTGGCCATCGTTTCCGAACCGCGTGACGAGTAGAACATGAGTGTTCTCGCATTCGCCGAATACCTCGCGGGCCAATTCGGTGGCGGGTGGGTCCTCATGCCCCTCGGATACCCAGCTGTTGCTGCCGATCTGATGGCGGCATGCCGGGGCGATGTATAGGTTCGCATCACTCATTGGTGATTCGCCGTCTTCGGTCATCACAAGCATGTCGTCTGGCAAGTCATTGATTGCCTTACGCAGCTGAGCGACGGTGAACATACCCCAATTCTATTGGTGGTAGCCGCTAGCGGCGGGGTCTAAGCCTTCCAGGGACCCCGCCATATGCGAGCGTCAGACTCGATGCGTTCTTCGCGTTCGGTGCGCAGCTCTCCGCGCAGTCCCCCGATGTCCTTTCGGATGCCGGAGATGTCGCTGCGGATGTCTGCCATTCCGTCGCGGACCATCTCGCGTATCTCGTCGATGTCGTCGCGCAGGTTGGTGTCGTGGGAGTTCTCTGTTTGGTGCCGGATGGCTTTGAGGTCGAAGTGTTGCAGCGTCCACAGGATGCCGAGGAAACACATGACGACGAAAGCTATTACTACCCAGGTCGCTAGGCCCCAGCCGTCTTGAGCAAGTGGCGGCAGCTGCCAATCAGCCATGATCACCGCGAAGTCTCCACTGACGGCCCACACTTCCAGGTCTCAACTCTGCACATAGCGGTGTCCTCTCATTTCAGCGAAGCCAACAAATGGATTAGGTCGAGCTGTTCGGGGATGAACCGCAGCAAGCCGGTGGTGCGCAGCAGATGCACTGCCACTACCCCGATCACGGCGGAGCTGAGGAACATGTGGGACTGCCCGTAGCGTGCAGTGGCGTCACTGAGCAGTTCTCCGGGTGGGCAAGCTATCTCATAGGCGACGATCCCGGCAGCCATAGTGATCCACGCCCAATCAGATGGATGTAAAGCCATGGGACCCTCCCGGTTTAGAGCAATGGAATAAGTGCAGGTAGAAGCCGCTCTCGCCTTTACAGTGGTTTTAGAGCTGAAGGTTTGCGCCGCCCAAGATGGGCAGCCCCGCATCAGCTTTCGCGCGAAAGAAGCGGTACTCGCCGTCAAAATCGGGATTTAACTCTTCGGCAACCTCACGGCGCCAGGCGCGTTTCTCTGCCGTCCGATCAATTGACCAGGTCGAGCAGCAGTCGCACCAGACTCCGCGACCCGACACTCTTGAGCGCATCATTCCAGCCATGGGAACCCCTTCGCGAAGTCACTTCCGTACCACTTTCGGTACGGTTCTGCCATTGCAGCTGGCGCATCCGTACCACCGCCTGTGGATAAACCTCGGTGATGTCGGAGAAGCGGAGTAAGTCAAACCGGGTGTCAACCGTGGATAGGACGGCCCCCGCGTTCAGCTCTCTTACGCGGGGCCTTTCCTATAACAGTCGGGACGCCGGTTATAGGAAAAAGCTGAAAGCTATAGCACCCGCTAGACACCGCAGATTGTCCAGAACCGCAGGATAATTGAGGGTATGGCAGACGAGCGCGGCATGTATATGAAGTACCGAGTTGAGCGGATGGACGGCAAGGATTTGGGGCCGTGGTTCATCCTTGAGTACAAGAAGGATCGGCACGCACGTGCAGCACTTGCGGCATATGCCGATTCGTGCGCCGAGGACAATCCTGAACTAGCCCAAGACCTGCGGTGGACGCTAGAGGAGCTGGAACGGTGAGGGTCGGAACCTGCCCGAAATGCAAGCACCTAGAGGGTCGACACATCCAGTCCACATACTTCGATGAAGAGACGTGGACCGGCCGCTTCGTGTATGACCGGTGTGACTGTGGCTGCACTCACTACGTCGTAGTGGAGCCGGTCTAGTGTCGGCCCCCGACTGTGAGGGGAGTGACCTAGATCCTGGTTGGTGCTGCACCCATAGGTGCGATTTCAGGGATCCTAGGCATCCGCACTGCTGGCAGAACTGTGACGAAGAAGAGTGCGCCGCCCCTGAGTGTGATTGGGTTGAGTAGTTAACACTGGTCGCACATATTGCGCAGGCCAAGGCATCTCACGCATCTTCCACGCCTGCGTAGGGTTGGCCGCAGTGACCCAAACGATGGGCATATCACGTCCTGGAACTACCCGTGTGGTAGTTAGACACTCAACTTCACCACCGGTTGCGGTGGTTACGTAGACACGCGTTCTAGCTTCAATATCCATACGTCTAGCGTCGGTCTTGCCAAAAGATCTGTAAAGAAAAATCTATCGCGCATCGCGTTATGGCAGAACGCTTACGGTAAGGATTGCCGCTATGGCTTGATCACTCAGTTCGTTCTAGGTGTTCTATACCGTTGGCGACTAAACCGTGTGTAGCCCAGGGTGATTGGTTCTCACCTTCATACACACCGTAGGTGTGCTCTATGGTGCCGTCCGCTTGGACTCTCTCGAACCCGACCATGAGCACAAAATCTGATACCCGCCAGCCGGGTTCTTGATCCATCGCTTCGACGTACTTCTGCATGAGTTCGTCAGGGTGTTCACTCATCGCGGCTCCCAAGTATCAGTGGGTATCAAAGGAGTGCAAAGCTCTGTACGTCGAAGCCGTCGTTGTTGATCTGGAACACCGTCAGTGCCGGGTCGCCGTCTTCGCCCATCTTGTTCATCACCCACGCGGAGCCGTTGTCCAGGGTTGAGGCTTGGATATGCCAGCGCGCCTTACCCGTTACTTGATCCCGCCCATGGGGGCGCAGGCTGGCGTAGTGGAAATGTCCAGTCAAGAGGACGTGGCAGTCCATAACGCCGCCGTGGGTCATCTTCTCCCACCACGTCTTAACCCGGTCAGCGCCGGAGGCTTAGTGGCCGTGCGCCAGCCCCAGCCTGGTGCCGCGTACATCGAACTGCAGTGTCTCGCACCACTCGGGCGGCCGGTGGAAATCTACCGGCAGGTTCGGGCCTTGGTTGTCGGGGTTGTTGTGCCATTCAAGACGTTTGGATATGGCCAATCCCCAGTCATCAGTGGGCTTCCCGATCAGATCCTTACCCCGCCGCCACTGACCGTGATTAGACGGGATGGACAGAACATCCACCGGGGCATGCTTGGCACACAGGGTGATGGTCTTCCAGAACTCAGTCGCCGCAACCTCGACCTGATCCATGAGAGATAGGCTGTTGGTGCGGGTTTGGGCTGTGACGTTGTCGAAGCCCTCCACGATGTCGCCCACGTCCGCGATGATGATGTGATCGAATCTTGAACGTTTCAGGTAGGCGTTCAGGTTTTCCCGCTTTTCCTGAAGGCGCAGCAGTAGCTCTTTGACCCCGCCGAGATGGTCGACCTTCCCGGTCTGAATATCGGCCCAGCACACCACAACCGTTGATTCACCCGTAGGTTTCTTCGGCTGCACCGGCCTGGTCTTGCGGACCTCCGCATACAAGGCGGGTAGGTCTACAGCCCAACGCCGGACGGCGAGGTGATACCGCCAGGAGTGGTGCTTATGCTTCTCCCACTCCCCCTCCTTGTTGCGGAAGCCCGTCTCCCACACCACGACCTGTGGGTTACCGGCAATCTCAACCTTGGCTGGGTCGTAGTGCAGTTCGTCGGCGAACTCCCGGAGAATCCCCTCGAAATCCTGCTCATCGAAGTCATCTGAGACCTTGCCCGTCTGAATGAAGCCAGCGGCGCCGTCCCACTCCGCGCGCATTTTCGCCTGCTCCGGTGCCGATTCCTCGGCTACGGGACGACGATTATTGAGGCTGTCGCGGATACTCAACTGCATTCCTTGAAATGACGGCGCAGGGCCGCCTCCCCCAAGGGGTATCCCAACTCTCTTATGCCGCGCCACAACTCGGCGCTAGAAAAGCCCGCTGACGTCCATTCTTTGGCTGCAGCCTGCTCATCTTCTGGCTGAGTTGCGAACCATTGGCATGTGGTACATACCGCTGGCTTTGGCTTGGATCGCTCAGTGAGTAGATCTCGGATGGACATTTGTTTGAACCGCCTTTCATGGGGCGCTTCGAGGGCTCTATTCAGTTGTTAAGCGCGGAACCAGTCAAGGACTGGATTCAGGTCATAAGTACCGTGGGCTTCCAGATGGGCGATGCCCTGGAACGTCCTGACGATTGCCCATACGATGTCGATCAACCCGTCGAATGGGTTGATGAACAGGTCCATGATTCGGGCCACTATCGACGCCGGACCGTGCGTCCAGTCGCCCTGTGTGATGATTTTCCCGATCGCGGTCATGTTGGCCCCGGCCTCATCCAACCGGTTCTCGGCATACCAATCTCGGGTACGGGCGTGCTCTTGCCACTTCCCCGCCAGCTCTGGGTATTTGAGGAAGTCGAAGTGCCAGTCCATGATTCCCTGCGTGTTCGGCTGGGGTGGATCGGGAACCCAAGGAGCGCACTGGTTGATGAGGCGGTAGGGGTTTCCGAAAGCTATGCCCTTGCGGAAGTCCTTGAGCCGGTAGTGCAACCTGCCGTTGGCGGGTAGGACGTGCTTTTCCATGACTTCGCAGCCAACCATGGCGCCCTGGCTGAAGATTGCCAGATTCCACGGGGTTCCTTCGGGGAAGGGTGTGCCGTCATCGAACAGCTTGGTATCCAAACGGTTCACCAGTTCGTCCACACCGGACTGGTTGTTGAACGGCAGCCGGACGTTGTCGTAGCCGGTGGGCCGCCACACCGCCCGGCCTTCACGCTCCAAAGTTGAAGCCACGAAAGCACAAGGCCCCTGATACATGTCGGAGAGATGCCCCTCGACCGTGAAGAACAGTGGCGTCAAACCCAGCTTCACCAGATCAGCCGCCGAAACGACTCCGGTCTGGGGTTGGTTGGTTCTGCGCTGGTATTCCTTCTGGACGGCTTGGTCGTCGTACCCGAAGTACGAATCAACCTTCAGCGGTCCCCCGCCAGCGGCTTTCGCGTAGGAGGCGTAGCGGGCCACCATGACCCGCTGCCACCTCGCTACTACATCCCCGTGAGAACCGAGGGTGAGGATCACTCAGTCACACTCTTAATGACCTCGGCAGCCAGCGGGCCGAGGGAAACCTGCGGGCCGACGACATTGCCTACGGTGGCCTGAATCTTGGTGATGCTGTCCACCGCAACCTGAGTGGCGGCGGCGAGCTGATCCTGCGCCGCCTGCGCTGTGGAGTTCAGCTGAGCCTGGATGTCCTGCAGACTGGTGACGGCCTTGTCCGCTGCAGCTCCAGGGGCGTTCTTGATCTGTTTGTGCAGCACCACACCAGCGGTTGCCGGGACTGCCACACCAAGCAAGCCGCCAACCATCTTGATCAGGTCGGTAACGGAGGCTGCCGTACCCTCATCAATGACCTTGGCTGTTACTAGCACAGCAACGATGCTGCCTACGACCGCACTAGCGACGTAGAACCACTTCCGAACGTCTTCCTTGGTCATGACTGTCCCTTCTGAGAGATGAACTCCTGCAGGACTGCAGGGTTGGTGGCTTCGAGCTCGGCGAGGAATGCCTTGGCATGGGCGACTGCGGCGGCGTCAGTGCGCGATCCCTGCCCGGCGGCCACACGAGCAATACGGCCGATGGCCTCGAGGTCTCCGAGCTTGGCGTCGGCCTCGACGGTCAGGTCCTTATGTGCAGCTCCGTCGATCGACTGAATCAGCTGCACCAGGTTGTAGATCGGGCCTTCGCCCGGTGTGGCGTACATGGACACCGATCCCACTGTGGGCTGAGTGAATAGCCGATAGAGGGTGTCCCACTGGTCTTGTGGCACTTGGGCCATGTCTTCATCTCCTAGATTGCTGAGTCGGGCGTAGATCTGCTGGGCCTCGGTGTAGCGCTCGTCGTAGCGGTACGGGAAAGCACTCACTTGCACGGCCTGCGCCCATCCGCCGGGCGTACGAGAGTTGGAGTTGTAGTCGAAGTCGGTAAGACCGCGCTGCCCGCTGTGGCCGCCAAGGAAGAACAGTCGCGCCGACAGGGTGGGGTCCATGGTTTCCGACAAAGGACCCCATGCCTGGCGCTGCTGGAACAGCCCAGTGGAGTCGTGGTCGCTACCGACCTTCTCGTGTGGGTAGCCGAGGCTCGCAGGGACATTGCTGTTCGCGTACATCGTGAGGTTGGTTTCCACCAGCTCCACTGCGATGGCGATGCAGATTCCCTTGGGGGTGATGCCGAGTCGCTTACCCTCGTTGATAGTCGCTAGCGCGTGTCGATCCTTGGTTGACAGCACCACCGAGTTGCCGCGCCGGAACGTGGAGAATCCGTCGGCGCGGATCTTGCGGGCGATGAAGTCCGCGGTGTGCGGATTCTGGTAGGTGTTGTATCCGACCTGAAAGTGCATGGCATCTTTCGGGGACTGCCAGTCCTGCCCCCAGAAGACGGTCTGCTCGTAGAAGTCGAGCAGTTCCCGGACTGTTGCCGTCTCTTTCGATGAGAATCCGGCGTAGCTCACCTGGAATGGGTGATCGTTCCAGTTGAAGTCGCACGCCGTACCGCTCAGATGGTTGGATGTTGCAACCGAGTTGGTGGGCGTCCAGCACGCAGAGTCCGGGTCACGCAGCGGTTCAACGTAGGCGTTGAAGTCGGCTGCGAACGCCCGCAGAATCGCCAACGGCTGCCCGTTCTGAATCTGCAGACTAACCGACGTACCCGGCACGGTGACCCATGTGCACTCATCGGAATTGACCATGGGCCACCCGTTCTCGGAGAACGAATTCCCATACACGACGCGCGGCATCAGTACGACCACCAGATTGCGGCCAGCCACTCATTGATCTTGCGGCGCAACCAATTCACTAGATGTCCCCTATCCGTGGGTCTAGACCAGGCCGCCCATACAAAGTGCTGACCCATACGATCTGCAGCTTGAGCTTGCCTCGGAGCCACATCCCGAACCCGAACCCCGCCAACCCGATAACGGCGTAGAAGGCGGGGTAACGCAGCAGTTGAGAGAACATGCGACCTCTTTCGGGCATTAAAAAAGACCCCGCGCTAGCGAGGCCCACAAGGAGGTGAGGGTGCTACGACAAGGTGAAGACGGGAGCCGGTGCCCCATCGCTATCAATCGTGAGCGAGTTGCCGTTGGTGGTAGTCACATCGGCGGGCGTGTTGTCCAGGAGCACGTAGCACAGCACGTTGCCGCCAAGCTCGTAGAGCACGGCCCATCTTGCGGTGATGCTGCCACCCGATGCGGTCCAGGTTGGGTTGGTGGAGAACGACGCCGTGACACTGGTGGTGCCCGAAAGGGTAAGGGTCACGGAAACACCGCCTGTGGTGTAGCCGTTCGCCTGCGCCACCTCATTGGTGACACCAGCCCACGTGGTCGTGGAGGAACCGATGTTGGATGACGAGGTGACAAGGGCGACCCGCCATGTGTCGGAGTCGATGTCGAACGTTCCGTTAAGTAGATTGGTGCGCGCCCCATTGGGGAACGTCCATGTGCCTGCGGTCAAGGTAGTGCCCTTTCGTTAGTTGATGATTTCGACAGTGGCTGCCGCGTAGCTTTGGCCGGACTGGCCGCCCGTTTGGGCTACAGATCCATCGGTGGTGGTGATGTTCTTGGTGTTGAGGGCGGTCGCTGAACCGAACGCCGCACCCGATGAGGCTTGGCGGGTGTAACCGGCTGGCGCAGAGTCCCATCCGCTCGCACCCAAGCTGGAGTGGCCGTGGAAATGCAGCAGTACCGAAGACCCGTCGGTGTGGGTCAATGTCACCGACGGCGCGGTTGACGAAGCGCTCGTTCCCGCAGCTTGGGCATGACCACCGATCGGTGAGCTTGCGTTCTGGTCGCGCACAACGACCGCAATCATGTGAGAGGCGCTGCCCCAAGAACCAGAGGTTGTGTTGGTCGCTGTCGCTTTGAAATAGGCGGTGGTGCAGCCTGATCCGCTGCCACTGTTGGCGTTGTCGATATAGGTGTAGTCCGGGACCGTGCCGCCCGCCGACGGCTTAGTGGGCGCCGAGGTTGAGAACGGGTTGTAAGCGAACAGGACGATCAAATCGCCAACCTGATGTGTAGGGATGGTGACGGAACTGCTCGCATTTCCTTTGGCGGCAACGAAAGAGACTGTGTGGATGGTGGTGACTACCGGTGTTCCACCAGTTAGGGACGGGGTCGCACCTGTGGGTGCTACCTTCGCGGCAATCAGCGGAGCCCCGCCGGTAAGCGTCGGTGCTGCTGCTGGCGGGGCGAGGGTCTGCACTATTCGTGGCGTCCCACCGGTAACGGTCAGCGAGGCTGTGGGAGCCACCGACAGGGCTATGGACGGTGTACCGCCCGTGACGGTTGGGGCTGCGCCAGTCGGTGTGACTGTGATGGCAATCCGTGGGGTGCCGCCCGTGAGGGTGAGCTGCACCGTGGGTGGCGGATAGGTCACGTTGATCAGCGGGCGAACACCAGCGAGTGTCGGCGTGGCAGCGGTGGGCACCAAACGATGCGCCAACGCGGGGGTTCCGCCGGTAAGCGACGGTGTGGCGGCGGTCGGGATAAGGATTGGGCCGGTGATGATCGTCGGCGTTCCCCCGGTGAGCGAACCCGCAGCTGCCGTGGGGAATACAAGGTTGTTGTTGGACTGAACGATCGTGGGGACATCGCCAGCCAATGCCATCTCGCCGTCGTCCGGCGACAGAACGTTGCCGACCCGAATGCCAGGGACCCCGCCTGTAAGGGTGAGTTCCGGCGACCCCGGCTGCAGTGGTGGGCCAATGACGGGCGGCTCAGATCCCGTCAGAGTCAAGGTTGCCCCAGTCGGGAACGCGTATACGTCGTGCGTCACCGCAACCCCAGGAACGCCCCCGGCTAGGGCGAGCACTTTAGGGGCCGGTTCGCTGAATGTTTCAGCCCACCAGCCGGTTACACCCGCCATCGCTAGATGCGGAAGATCCGACTAGCCCCGTTGTCCCAGGTCACCGAAATGTTCGTGCCATCTGGGATGGTTGGCAGCCCGGAAGCTGTGTCATACAAGGCGACAAGCTGCGATGTCCCGGCGGTGCCGGTGTCTTGGTAGATGATCCAGCGCACGATCGTTGCACCCGTGACAGTCGGGAATACGACATCGGCAGCATCCGCGACACCAGCGGTCCACGACTTACTGGACAGGTTGGAGGATGTGCACACAACCCCCGTGATATGCGAAAGGTACTGGTGGGTTGCGATATTGGGGGTGTAGGTGGCGTCCACTCCGCAGACTTTGAAGTTCTGCACTTCCCAGTCGAGGTCGCCCTTAAGGAATGCTTCTCGGGCGTGATCATACAAAGCGTTGACCATAAGGTTCTCCCTATTCCGCGTTGGAGACGATGGGGATCGCGATACCGATCCATGGGGCGGCAGCTGTGAGGGTTTGGGTGAACGTCACCGAACCCCCTGGTGCGTCACCAAATATCAGTCCCGCACCGAACGCCACGGCATCCAAATGTCCACGCTCGGTTTGGTTGTAGGCGCTGGTCTGGCCCCCGTACAGGAACGCGTTGACGATCCTGCCGTGGCTGTTGGTGGAGGCACTGACCGATGGGGATGCGCTGTAGCCCTGCGTGATTACGGGTGTTTCAATCCCCGCGGGCGCGGCGAGTTTGTAGGACGCCGCACCGGTTGCATAGTTCGACCCATACGGGGTGCCGATCAGGTTGATCGACCTTGCCCCCGTGGGAGGATCGAGTAGCCACCACACCACCAGCCGGTTCGATCCATTGGAGATCACCGGGAGTTTGTTCATGGTGACGCCGCCGATTTTCGCCGTCACCCCAGACATATCTATGCCGGATTGCGTTGCCATATAGGCGAAGACGATGTTCGCTTCGGGGTCCAGCGTGAACTCCGGTATCGTCGCCTGGCTTGTACCCACAGTGCTCTTGTTGTCGAACTTGACATCAATGCTTCCGACGATCGGTTTACCGACCGAGGCTTTCGACGGGATACCGAACACCCGATTCGCCTGATAGTCAGGGACAGTCAGAGAATCCGGGTACAGGTACTTGCCGATTTTGAACATCATCGACACCTCAACCTCAACGGTCGGGGTCTGGGCGTTCTCACACATCGCGAACAAGGTGCCGTTCGGCAGGTAGTAGACCGAGACTTCGTAGCCGCGCCACGACCCACCATGACCGCGCCACTGTCCTAGCTCGAACATGCCGTGCCCGTACCCGAAATAGGTCAGCTGATCATCATTGCCCCACGGGACAGGCCAGTAACATTTAGTTCTCAGCTCATGCAACTCCGGGCTCAACAGGGTTCCGTCACGCAATTCCTTCGCCCACAACAGCAGATCGTGGGCGGTGGAAATCATGACACCGGCAGCGCTCGCATATCCCGGCCCGGTTTCGGTGGCGTCCTGCCATGCCCCGCCACCGAAAATCCCGGTGGCCCAGGCATGTCCGTTCGCGTACGGTTCGGGCATCTTTGCGGTTGTGGGCCAACTGGTTTGCGTCAAACCCAACGGATCAAGAATGTCCGTCTGCAGAACATCTCGTGTGGGGCGGCCATTGACGATCGAAACAATCATCCCCAGCAGGAAGTAGTTGGAGTTGACGTACGCCCAACCTTGGCCTGGTTCAAAGGACGGTTCGTGCTGTTTGACGATCGCGAGTGTTTCTTCGTCCGTCCAGTCAGAGGTCGGCATCAGGAAGTAGCGCATCATCATGCCGAGGTCGGTTTGTTCGTTGAACAGACCCGACCGCAGACACATCATGTGCCGGACCGTTATCTTGGTGCCACCGGGGACGCCGGGAAGGAACTTCTCTAGCGGGTCATCCAGCGACAACAAGCCGCGGTCAACTGCCTGCAAGATCATGGTCGCGGTGAACGACTTAGTGCACGAGCCGATACGGAAGTGGTCTTCTAGGATGACGTTCCGTGCCCCAGCGGCGGTGGAGACCTTGCCGTAAGCCTTCGTGTAGTACCCGTCTGGGGACTGGATGGCCAACACCCCGCCTGGGGCGGTCATGTTCGCGGCCACGATCGCGTCGATAGCGGCCTGATCCTCCAGCGGAAGCAGCGACAACCCACCCGAGACGGTCGGGGTGCCCAGCGACGCGGTGGATTCGATGCTGGGGACTAAGACTTGCCCGGGGCCGCCGATGATTTCTTCACCCTCGAGCGGGTTCTGCCGGAACCTCACCCGTCCGGCGCCGTCGGCTCCCTTACCGCCGTTCTGGAACGTTAGTCCGTTGCCGCCGTTTCCGGCGCCGCCCGCTGAGACGCCGTCGCGGCCGGGAACATTCTGGTCCGCGCCCCAAACGTACTTCTCGCCCTTGTATTCAAAAGTTCCCGGGCCACGACCGATGGGGTTAGATCCAAGTTGTAGTTCCGTGCCGCCGATACCACCCTCTGCGGTGAGGGTGTAGTCGGGCAGAGACCAGATGCTAGCGGTGCCGTCCTCGCCGTCATCGTGACCAGGACGGCCACCTAGCCCACCAATACCCTTTGTGAAGTGCAGTACTGCGTTGTCGCCGAAGTGCACTCCGCGCTGCCAGGTTGTGGCCTTGAATAGGCCTGGCGTGCCGGGCTCGCCGTGAAATCCGAGCGTCAGACCCATCTGTCCGCCGCCGCCTGCACCAACACATCCTGGGTCTACGAAGTTGCACCATGACGGGATCGGAATATCGCCATCGTCAACGACATACACTGAGATGGGGTCGTAGTAGCCCACACCGTTTCCCGTGTCGATGGCTGTTTCAATCCACGGGATGTTCCCCGACCGGACGACACTGGATTTGGCGATGGTCGAGGGAGGTGTGTTCGGGGACGACGAGTTATCCCGTGTCGCAGCCAAGCCAACGACCTGCGCGAACGGGTGATCAGGAATATCGTCCGTGGTCGAAATACCGCGGACACTGTGGGTTCCGCCGACGGGGACGAGTTCGTAGGCGTAGGTTTCCCCCGCCTTCTGATCAACTGGGGTGTCGAGCTGGTAGAACGTCCAGTTCGGTGTAGTACCGGCGGTCAACTCGGACAGGATGTTCGGGGAGTGATGCACCAAAGCCCAGTCCCCGGAAACCCCGTCGAGCTTCCAGATGTTGACGTAGAACGCGGTGATTCCGCTGGTGCCGCAGCCCAGCCACGACACCACACCCAAGGCGAGGTCTTGCTCCACCCGCATTGTCGCGATCAGCGACGCACTCTGTGTGGCAGAGAGAGTGGTGTTGACGCTGGTTAGGCCGTAGTTCGACCGGCCCGACGGCAGCAGACCCGTGTTTACTGGGGTGTTGTTGCGGATAGAGAGGATCTGGAAGGCGCTCTCCCCCATCGCCGCTGCGGTCTGCAACAGCTTGGCGACGTTGAACAGGTCCGCGAAACCACCGTTGGCGTTCGGGTCAGTCGAGCCCTGCATTCCCCCGAGAAGATGAGAAAGGAACTCCTCGAACGTGGTGTTCGCGTCCCCAGGGCCACCGAAGCCGAGGATCTTGAACAACGGGATATGAGTGACAGCCTCGAACAGATCTTCCAAAGTGTGTAACGCGTTGTTGGATCCTGTGATCCCGTTGACGACGGTGTCGATGATCAACTGCCACCGAGACAGCACTTCCTGGAACGTGTTCGACAGGCCGTCGATCCAGCCCTGCTGAATCTTGTTGGTCTTCTTACCAACACCGTCATCGAAGTTCAGAACACCCGAGGTGGCATCCTTGGTCACCAGGATGCGCACACGCACCGCATGCACACCATCGGGAACCGTGTAGTTCCCGGTCATTTGACGCCAATCCCCCGTTGACGTGTTCGGGTTCAGGGTCGCAACGTCCTCAACCCCAACCTGCACAGCACTATCCCCGCGACCGGAGAACTCGACCATCTGCAACTTGATCGGAGAATTAGTGCCCGTGTACCCGGACCACTTAACCCACATCTCCAGCGACATGGTTTGGTCAGGATTGGCAAGGATCTCGTTGGACCGCAACGCTTTCGTGACACCGTTCGCGGTGACCTTCACGCTGCCCGAACTGTCCGCACTATGCGTGACACCGGATTCCCACGTCCAGTACGGGTTGTCGGCGATGCTGGCGCCGTCCTGGAAATTGCCCGCCACCAACAGGTTGGGCTGCTCATCGGTGATCCAGCTGAACGACAACGCCGGGATCAGGTTCGACAGAATTAATCCGTCGCGCCCGAACAGGTTTCCGTTCAGGAAGTCCTTGATGATCTCGATGATGTCGCCGATGATCGGGATGTCATCTACCCAGCCGGTGAGTAGATTCCACAGATCCTCGAGCGCCTGCTCCGGGTCAACATCCAAGCCTAGGAGTTTCTGGATGAGTTCCTTGATCAGGCTTTCGGCGTACTCGATGATTCCATCGATGATTGCCTTCCACATTTCCAGCCCTTGCTGGAAAGCGGTGCCGATATGGAACTCGAGCCCCTGGTTAGGGTCGTTGAACGGCAGCGGGATTCGGTCGAAAGACCGTGGCACTAGGAGCCGTCCTCAGGCTTCAACGGAGAGACGGGGACGATGAGGATTGAGAGCTGTGCGCCCGCTTTGTTGAAAGAGTAGAAGCCCGCCATGCCCTCGTTGACGAGGTTCACGTACAAAGTTGACGTTGTACCGGTGCTGTATGCCGGGATCATGCCGATCCCGTTGTCTGGGGTGATAGCGGTGTTCGGGGAGCCCGTGGATGAGGCGTGCGGGAACAGGGCGGACCAGGAGGACATGTTGCCGGCGCCCTTGGCGATCAGCTGGCCGCTTGTGGCGTTACCTATGCGGACCTCGGAGCCGATGATGAATGGGTCGGCGTCGAGTTCGATGCCGTTGGCCTTGAAATGCCCATGCACTACGGGTACGTAGTCGAACGGCATCGGCGGGATGATGAATGAGCCGATCGTCTGCCGTGTGGCTAGACCCGTGAAGTCGGTGAACGCAGACTCGGGAACGGTGTAGAACCGTGTCGCCAAGGGGTTGAAGTCGGCGGGCGCGTAGTCAACACCGTTCCAGGCAATGACCTGTCCCGCAGCGGGCGCGACCGAGTCGTCATAGTCGGTGGCGTCTCGAATGGTGGCGTTATCGCCCTGCGGACCACGCGGTGCTTTGAGCTTCAGAAGCCATGTCGGGTTGGCGGAGGTACCCGAAACGATGATCTCCGAGGTCAAACTCGGGTTGTCCGGGTCCAGTAGTTGGACCGTGGGCGTAATATTCGGCAGCGGTCCCGGGGGGCCTTGTGTGCCCATCTGCTTCTGGACGTAGTGTTCGCCGTCCCACAGGTAGACGATGTTGCCTACCCACCAGGCTTTTCCGATATCGATCGGATCGTCAGTGAGGTTTTGGGGAAGATCGGCGGGGTCGTCGATGCTGGACTGGTACTGCATCTTGACGATCGGGGCGTTCTCACCAGCGGGACCAGGAGGCCCGACGAGGGCGTCCATGGTGACTGCGCCGTCTTGGTCGGCGAGCTCGAATGTGCCTGTGACACCACCAGGTACGTCCATGTCGGAGACGACACCCCAGAAGTGCAGGCGCGCAAGGATCGACCCAAGGTAGGGGGTATCGCCCGGTTCAGCCATTCTCGATTCCCTTCACGAAGTCATCCCCGATGGGTCGCTCATCTTTGATGGCGATGTTCGGAGTCACCCGCCATGCCGGTTCGGCCATTTCGGGTAGGTCGTCATCTGCGTCTTGATTGCCATTGAGTCGCTGTATCGCTTTGCGTTTCAGCCACTCCGGTAGGGCGTTGATCTGCGCGAACGTCATGTTCTCGACGCCCTCTAAGGGGTCGTCGGGGGCGTCGACAGGAACCCATTCGATCGCGCCTTCAACTACCCCGGGCGCTTCAACGGCCCGCGGTTTGATGAGGGGTTGCGCCGAGCGCCGCCACCCGCACCTGATCATGTGGTAACCCACAAGCCACACGAAATGCGCGGAGTCCATTCGGTTTCCGTCTTTGTCCTGCGGGTAGTGGCAGTCCGTCAGAAAGTCCTGATAGGCGCTTTCCATCTCCGCTTTCTGCGCGTCCTGGGCCTTCTGCTTCTCCGCATAGACTTGGAGGGCACGCGGAACGTACTTATCTGCAGCCAATTTCGTTCCTTTACTCAGAACATTGAGTCGGAACCGAAGAAGGTTCCGGCGAGGTTCCAGAAGCCCGCGAGGGTGCGCATCGACTTGGCTACTGGGTCTTCTTCGTCCAAGTCCTGGCCGAGTGAAAGTTCAACAAGGAGGGGCGAGTCCGCATCGTAGGAGCGGCGGATCGCCGACACTTGGTCGACGTGCAGAACGCTTCCGAGCTGGAACGCGACCCGGTCACCGAGAGTGAAATGCTCATCGGCTATCCAGGGCATCCCGTTTCGGATGCTTGTCTTGAAGCTGACAAACGCCCTTGTCTTCCAATGCCCGTTGCGCAGATCTAGGATTCCCGCCGACGTGTAGGCGGTTCCTTGGCCTTGCTCGAAGTGCTCCAGATACCCCAGATCGCCCATGAGCAGGACGCGGCGCGGATCGGTGAATCGTTGCCATGCGAACAGCGTGTTATCCAGCTGCCCTTGGTACAGCTCCTCCAAACCGGGTGTTCCGGGCTGCTGGTAAGCACCCAAACCGTATGAGATAACAGCTGATAGCTGGGACAGCCCGTACTTGATGCCGAATGTTTGGAGTTGATTCAGCCATGCCGGTGACCGGGAGCCCGTCATCACTGTCTTTGCTGTCGATCCCTTCATGGACCGTTTAGCGTCGATGATCCCGGTGTATTCACCCTCGCGGAAAACAACCTTGGGCTTAGCGGGGGCGAATCCCAACCACTTCCTGATCAGTGGATCGGTTTTGCCGTCGCCGTCTTCGTCGTACATGTCGGGCGGGACGATGGCGTTGGTGATCAAATCGTCTGCGGTCTCAGCGATTAGGCGGAGAGGACCGTCAATCAAGGTCCCCGTGGGTCCGGTAACCCCGGACTTGTCTTCGAATGCGAAGACCACGCAGTTGCGGGTGGGGCGTGCCAGCGCATCCCCGAGTGCCCCCAGTTCTGGGTGCGGCGAGGTGTCATCTTCGGTCAGCCATGTGTAGGCGCGCAGCATGCAGCCTGCGTCCTGCATCGGTGCAGCCAAAACGGTGTGCAGGTCTTGCCAGCGGGACGACAGGATCGTGGTACGAGACTGATCGAACAGTGGGTTGACGAATTGGACCTGGATAGGCCACGCCAACGGGTTCAGGCCGCCGATGATGTCCCGAACCCCCAGCCAGGCGCCAGGATTGAAAATGTTCGTCGGGATACTTAAGAGCGGGAAGAACTGGCGAGCCAGGTTCAGGAACATGATGATCGAACCGGCAGTGCGCATGTTCCATGGGAGGAAGAACATCTTCGGGAACTGGATTTCCGGCGGGAGTAGAGGATTCGCGCCGCCGAGAATGTGTTTTGCGTGTTCCCGGTTGTGCATCATCTCGAGCTCAACGGTGTGCAACCCGTCTTTGTCGCGCACTGCGTTGACGTTCACGATCTTTCCGCCCCAACGGGTTTTCCATGACCGATCAGTGGGGTTCGGATCTAGCGTGAACTGGATATCTTCTTCAGCGCGGCGGTCATAGAGAAGGAACTTGGACAGCCAGTTCGAATGCCTTATGACCACCGTGGCGGTACCTGAGTCCGCCATGACTTCCTCTACAACAACCGATTTCTCGCCCGCGAGGTCGGCGATCGGGCGGTGATGCTTGTCCCAGATCCGCAGCAAAGGTCGCTGCTTGTAGGCGTCCCTCATGGCCTTGCGGCGCGCATTGAGGTAGCGGTACGCCACCATGGGGTCGCCAAGGTCTGGGGTGGTCTGCGTCTCGCGGAGCAGCCGATCCAGGATTCCTTGCAGGCTTGTGAAGTCGGTCAGATCGACCGACCAATCACCCGACACTGCTACGCGAAGCCCTTCGAATAGCGTTGGGGAACAAACATGGTGACCCGCCCGTCAGCGTTGGAGTGGCGCACCTTGACCGCCGCGAGCGTGCGGGGCGGGATCTTGGATGCTTCGGTGAATCGGTCCTCCATACGCCTCCACACCGGAAGGGTGATGGAAAGCAGGTCATGTAGAAGGACATCTAGGAGTTGAGAGTTACGCAGGATCCGCATGAACAGCGGGTCCACTGGATCTGTTGTTGCGGTGAGGGTTTGCGCGTTTGGGTCGGTATCTACCATCACGTAGCCGTCTTGCGGGCTCAGTAGCGGCAGCTCGACCCACCGGTCACCCTCTTGAATCCAGCATTTACCTGGCGAGGACACCAAGAACTTCGGGTAGACGGCGATGTCTCCGCGGTTCGGCACACGAATGGCGCCTTCACCCACATCCAGCCCGGGAATGAACTCGTTGAGCAGGTCCTCGATCTTGTCCCACAGTGTGGAGGTTTCGACATCGTTCTGCCACGTCTTGAACTCTGTGCGCTTAGCGAAATAGGGCTGCGTGGCAACGATGTTCATGCTCCAGGTCATGAAGTTGTTGCCGAATGCCACCGGGTCGAGTTCCCAAGGGTCTTTCGGCTCTTCGGCGAGTCTGACTCGAAGCCACCGCCACCCGTGGGTGCGGGTAAACACCCCTAGATATCCGTCTTCGGTGGCCGACCATGAACCCCACCAGCGTTCCTCGATCATCCGGTACCGGAACGGGGTGTCAATGACCCTGCTGCTACTGCCGCTTATCCAGGGGGCGATATCGGGATTCACGTGAACGCCGATGGAAATCATGCGTTTCTTCCAGTCGGTGCGCTCTGGTTCGGCACCGATCTGGTAAGGCCCCTCGGACATGAGTGTTTCGAACGGGGTGTGGAACAACCCGGTGGCGACGGGCGCCATCACAATGCCCTCGCGGCCCTTGTGTGAACCCAAGAGGTTCCAGGTGAAGCGCTTCTTGTGGATCGGATGAACGACGCCGATGTAGACGATCTTCGTTTCGACGCCTTGAAGGTGCGGCGGGAGCTGTGTGAAGTCTTCGCCGGTTTCCGGGCCGTGGATCCAAGGGTTAGACAGAGCCATCTACTACCCCACTGGTCCGGTTCGTGTTCCGAAGTTCTGCCGCCACTGCTGGTTTTGGGCTGATTGCGACTTCTGCATCGCCTGATCGACGCCGGTTCCTACGGGGGCGTTGAAGTTGATGGACTGGTCGACGTTTGCGCCATTTCCGCTCTGTGCGGGACCGGCGCTGCCGCTGGAGAATGCCGAACCCATGTCGCCGAAGCCTGTGCCGGGGATTTGAGCACCTGCGATGACGGGGTTGATGTCCCCTGGCGCACCTTGGAGTTGCGCGGCGTCCATGCTGCCGAACGGAGCCGGAATGATTGTCTTGATGGCATCGACGATTCCGCTGCCGGATCCAGTCATGGCAGATCCGGCGATATTGGCGAACAACGCCCCGCCCTCACCAAGTAGGGGCTTGCCATCCGAGTTATTGCGCAGCCCGCCAAAGAACTTCAGCAGAGTAGAGCCCGCTTGTACCAATCCCCATTGGGTGGGGTCGGAGAATCCTGGGGGTAGAAGGGATTCTTTGAGTCCGCCGATGCCGATGTCAGCGAGTCCCCCGGCATCCGGCATGATTTCAGCCAGGCCCTCGGCGATCTTGGCGTATGGGTTGTTGCCGCCACCGAATCCACCGCTAGACCCGCTTGAACCGAGGGCATTTCGGTCGTCTTTCGCCTGCTGCAGATCCCGCTTGAGCTTGTCGACCATGTCGCGTTTACGCTGCTTGGTCGTCTCTTTCGCCTTAGGATTGGACTCGAGGTCGGCTAGTTCCTGCTCGGTCACGTCCAGGCGGTTGGACAGGTCATTGATACGGTCGTCGGCTTCGCGAACCTGCTTCGGGCTGGCACCCGAGGATCCAGCAGATCCCGATGAGCCCCCGAATCCCAAAGCGGATACCGAACCGCCGCCGGAGGGAAGGGAAATGCTGCTTGTCGGGAGCCCCACCGCCGCGGCGCCAGCACCCCGGCCCTTGCCTAGCATCACGTGAACGTGATCCATGTGGTTTTGGGTGCTGCTACCCCGGTCGGGCATCTGCTTACCGGAGGTGAGCGAGCCGCCGTATCCGTAGCTCTGCTGACGCCAAATGAATCCGTCAAGCCCCAGGGCTGAAGCGTTTTTGGCGATGAACGCCGCTACAGCGTCACCCAGCGCCTTGCCTTGGGGCGTGTCCCAGCCGGGGATCATGATGTCGATGGCGTTGCCGGATGAGTGCTCCCCGAAGCCGTCCTCAGCCCGTCGGCCGCCAATGTCTTTGATCTGGGGCCACATCTTCATGACCAGTGACCGCAGATAGTCGGCGCCAGGGTTGAGGCCCTGTGCGTATCCGGGGGCACGCATCATGTCGTGCAGGTATGCAGCAGATGGCACCCAACCTGAGTTGAGGGCCGCGACGATGCCCGCACCGCCGTTCTTCATTCCCTTGGCAGTGACAACACCCTCGCCGTTAGACAGCCACGCCAGGATGGAGTCGCTTGTGCCCGTGCCGGCGCCGCGGACCATGCCACCTGCAGCGAAGCCTTGTAGGGATTTACCCCACGAGTTGAGTTTGTCTGCGCCCGGAATCTGGAATCCGAACACCTCAGAAGGAATGGCGGCCAGGAATGTTCCCAAAACCTTCAAGGGTGCCTTGATGACCGCTGCGAGACCCGAAAATGCCGAGGTAACAGCGTCTTTGATCGTGCTTGAAGCGCCAGAGATGCCCGACTTGAGTGCATCCCATCCTGCGGAGAATTTGTCCAGGATGGGGGACACGAAGTTCCAGGCCGCGCTGATCGCGGTCTTGATGCCTTCCCAGGCGGGGGAAATCGCGTTGTTCCATAGCCACAGGGCGCCCTGCCCCAAAAGGTCCATTGCGCGTTTCCAGTTCGCGAACAGGTCGGAGGCGACTTCCCACGCGAGGCCGATAACTTCTTTGATGCCGTTCCAGGCGGGTGTGATGGCGTTGTTCCACAGCCATGTTGCGGCGGCGCCAATGACGGTGAATGCGGCCTTCAGGCCTGGGAATACGGTGGTGGATAACCAGCCCCAGACCGCGCCGATAACGTTCTTGATCGCCGCCCACGTGACCTGCACGATCTTGCGGAAAGTCTCATTCCGGTTGTATAGCAGGACAATACCGGCGACCAAACCGGCGATTGCGGCGATGATCAGGCCGATCGGGTTGGCTGTGAGTGCAATATTCAACAGCGCCTGCACAGCAGCCCACGCCTTGGTGGCAATTGTGATGGCCAGCATCACTGTCTTGTATGCGGCCAGACCCGCCACCAGGGGGATGAGGAAGTCCTTGAAACGGACGATGAGGTTGACCGCATCGGATAGTCCGCTCACTAGCGACGGGCCGACAGCCGATAGGACGTTTCCGAAGGCGGTTCCGATAGTCGACAGAGCTGAACCGATATTGCCTGCGGCTTGGCTCACGGCGGGGTTCTCGAAAGCGTCCTGCATCTTGTTCGTGAATCCGGTCAGTCCATCGCCGATGCTTGACAGGGGGCCTTGGATCTTCTCAAACAATGTGATGGCGAGGGTTTCCGCAGCGTTCTTCAGCCGCTCAATGACACCCGGTAGGCCCTGATTTTGGGCTGCCGCCAGCTTCGACGCTGAACCTTCCTGGTTCATGGCGTCGCGCATCTTGTCGAATCCTGCTGCGCCGTCCTTGGCTGCCACACCTGCCAGGCGTGCGGCATCCGATCCGAATGCGAGGGCAGTGTCCATCGCATACATTTCGGGCGTCATGCGCTTGGACGCGGCCTGCAGCTGCCCGAACAGCGCCTCCATGCCAACGAAATTGCCCTGCGCATCGAAAGCGCTGACGCCCAGTTCTTGCAGCGCCCCCGAGGCTTGGTCACTCGGGGCGGAGAGCTTCAAAAGCGCCGACTTCAGGAGGGTTCCGGCGTCGCTACCCTTAATTCCGTTGTTGGCCAACAGTGCGATGCTCGCCGCGGTGTCCTCGAGGGACACTCCCGTCTGGCGTGCGACAGAACCGCCAGCCTGAAGAGCGAACGCGACATCGGTGATCTCTGCCGATGATGCATTAGCGGCATTGGACAGCACATCGGCAGCTTTAGAGGCGTAGTCGGCCTTCAATCCGAATGCCTGTAGCGCATTGGCTTGGATCTCGGCCGCTTGTCCGGCGCTCACCTGCGCGGCGGCGGCTAGTTGCAGGGTGCCCTTGGCGGCGGTTATTGACTCATCCACCGAGAAACCGGCTTTGGCAAGCTCTGTCATGGCCTGTGCCGCATCAGCAGCCGAGGTGTTCGACAACGTCATGTCGTTGCCGAGGGCCTTGGCTGTGTCGCGGAACCGCTGCATCACGTCTGCCGAAGCACCTGTGACACCCGAGAGGGTGTTCATGGTCTTCTCGAAGTCCAAACCCTTGGTGACGATCGCCGAAACACCGCTTGTGGCCAGGTTGGCGGCCTTGGTCATCGCATTGGCGGCTAGGTTTCCTACCGCGGTACCTGCGGCAACAATCCCGGTTGTGCGTAGTGCACTGGAGAACGAGTCGCCAAACCAGCGGCCAGCACGTCCACCTTCACGTCCTGCGGCGTCAGATGAGCCTGATAGGAGTCTGGATACCTGGTTACGTATCGGCTTGGACGACTTGTCGATCGCGGACTGCGCGTCGGAGGCGCGCTTCTGGGCGCGTGCTACCGCATCCAAATCTTTGGCGAGTTCACTAGCCGCGGCCTGCTGCTTACGCATCGCCGACGCATGCGCCTCGGACAGGGCGGTGAGCTTCGAGCCTTTGGTTCCCGCCTCGCGAGCCTCGTTCAGCTTCTCGAGGGCCACCTTGAGTTTGCCTGCGGCGTCGGCTTCTTTGTCGCGAGACTTGGCGACTGTTTCGGAGATCTTTTTAACTTGATCCGCGGCGGTTTTTGCCTCGTCGGCAAGGGCTTTGGCGTAGGCGGAGCCGGTTTTTTTGCCCGCGCCGATTGCCTGCTTCTGGATGTTGTCGAAGAGCTTGGTGATGCCCTTGTTGACCCCATCGAACCTGACGGTGGCCGACACATATCCCGATGAAAGTTCAACAGCCATGTGTCACCTCCTAATTTCCGAACAGGTTTCGCAGTTTCTTCTCGCGCCGCTCTTCGCCTGAAAGGCCAAGTAGCTCTTTGACCTTTGAGAGAGGTGCGGCTTTGACTTTTAGGCCGGGGCGTGACTGCTGATCGCCCATATCCGGGCCGATCGGCACGGGGCGGTTCCGGTTACGGTGTCCGTCCTTGGTTTTCGCCCAAACCAGCCAGCGCAGCGCGTTAGCGATAATCGCCAGCAGGCGGGTTGTGAGAGTCCAGCCGGCGAATTTCGGGTTCCTGGCCTGCCATAACGCGCTAGTTTCCCCGGAGTGTTTGACATACACCCACAGGTCGCGCCAGTTGAATTCGTCAGACGGGCAGTCCCTAAGGCGTAGCCCGTCCTTGATGAGGTCGTATTCTAGTGCGGTGCCGTGCTTCTCGATGATGTCGAGAAGCGCGACTATTCCCCCACTGTTACCTGTCCGGCCTCCTGCCAGGCGGTGAACAAGTCTTCAACCTCAGTTAGGGGCAGCTCGTCGAACACCGCGAGATCGGCTTCCGAGACCGCGCCCCACTCTATGATTTCCCACATACCCTGCTCGGGGTTCTTGCGGTTACGCCGAATAACACCAGATGGAACGGACCCGAAGGGTTTGAGGTTGATCTTCTTCTCAACGCCTTCGATTTCCACGGTGTGGACGTAGGGTGTCGCGTTTTTTGCAGCCATGAGCGCCCTTTCAGGGATTTTTGTGTGCAGCCGTGGCGCTTGGAGAGCGGCGGGGCCGCGCTCGGCTGCAGGGGAATTCGGCCCCGCCGCGTCTATTAGGAGCCCGCGATCCGTCCGTCGTCGGTGTACGTGGTGACGTACTCGCCGGTGGACGACTCGAAGACCTTGAGCTCAACTTCGTATTCGATGGTGTCCTTGCTGGCCAAGGTCACATCGCCAACGGAGATGACCTGGCCGTCGGCGACGCAGTTGCGGTACTTCGCGGACAGCTCCGAGTCGATGGTGTCGAACACCCACGTCTGGTGGGGCAGTTTCTTGCTGGTCTTGCGGACCTTCACCTGGGTGCCGTGAGTACCGTCAGCGGGGGTAACGGTGACGTTTGATGCACCGTAGATCGCCTTGAGGACATCGGCATTCAGTGATTCCAGGAGGACGAATTTGAACGAGTGGTTGTACTCGGTCTGCAGCACCTTGACGATGCGGCCACCCATGTCTTTCTTCTCATTGGTGGACCGCTCCGATGTTTCAGTGATGCCGTCCTCGCCGACATATCCGAGATCGCCGAATGCGGCGTCAAGTGCTCCGTCGACACTGGTTGGGAGGGTAGTTCCGAGCGGGGCGACGAACGCGGCCCCAGCGGCGGACGGCTCTGCGGCGAAAACGTTGCCGACTTCTTCAGCCATGATGTGCCCCTTTCAGAAGCAGATCGGTGCAGCCGAGCCTTTGAAAGGGTGTATTTAGTTGTAAATTCAGGGATTTGAACGCATTACTACATCGACGGTCATCACGAACCGTCGCGTTTCGCTTTCGATGTCATCGCGGCGGGCAGGTTCCCCTGCGATGTCTACAGCGTGCACTCCGCGGCCCTTGCCGGGGAGTTTTAGGAGCCATTCACGCGTCTGCTCGATCAGGTTGTAGGCGTCCAGTTCGTTGGCGCCCCACGAGTAGATGATCAGGCGGCGCCGTGCGAGTACGCGGGCTTTGGTTCCCGAATATCCGCTAGAGATTGGCGCTGAATCGATTGTGATCAGCTGCGCTGGGCGCGTCTTCGGCACATCCGTCGTGACCCGAACCGGCATGTTTTCGTCCAGCCAGTCCCTGACCACTTGGGCGTGGTAGGCGAACATCAGCCAGCCTCGCCGAAGTTGTGTAGCAGTGCGTCGTGCTTGTGGTCGTACCGGATGGCCTCTGCCGTTGCGGCGATAGCTGTTGCCCGGTAGTCGCGTTTATCCAAAGGATCATCGCCTTCTACCGAGACGCGGAATCCGTCTTCCAGTCCCGCTTCTTGGTTGCAGGCATCAGCGACCCGCTGCATCATGGGCACGCACACCTTCTCGACGATTTCCTTCGTCAATGCGCTCTGCGCCTTACGATTCAGCCTGAACTGGGCCACTATCCGGTCACCCTCTTGAGCTCGACGATGATTCCTGGCTTCCAGCCGTGGAATCCGCCTGTTTCGTCGCGTTCACCCACCACCTCGTAGGTTTTCCCGTTGATCCCGAATCGGGACATCAGATCAACGGTCATGGGGGGCATGGCTAGGTCGACTTCTGCGATATCACGCGAGGTGTGCCCGTCCGTGTCTTCAGTACGGTGCGGGGCATACGAGTACGCCTTCAGGTCCACCGTCGACCCGAATGCGGGAACATCGTTCCCTAGGGCATCCTGGGTGACGCCCGTGTATGGGGTGTACGTGACCGGGATTCTGGCCAGTGATTCGAAGGTCACAGGCGGTGGATGATCACATTGGGGACGGGGTAGCGGTAGCTTCTCGCCTCCGCTAGTTCCTCGTCGGTGAACAAGGATGTGTCGGATACCCAGTCGGCAAGACGCTGCCGAAAATCCACGCCCGCGGTGAGGTCGGTGGACTTCGATTCGGGTGAACCGGGTTCCACCGTGAGGTGGCGCGCGACGATAGCCGCTACCGCATCTATTGCGGCCTGGGGCGGCTCATCTCGGGTGTATTCGACGACAAGGATCTCACCCGTGGCGACAGGGCACCCGTTGCGGGTGACATCTACGTAGTCGCCCTCGATGACACCTTCGAGCGTGTTCCCGCAGAGGTCGGTGACCGTAACAGTGTCCCCAGACGGGGGGTCCGGTAGATGTACCCGGCCCTCCACCGTGAGTGCACGCACGGTCACCGCCCCTGCGGTCAGGGTTCGTCCGGCCTCCCGCTGAAACCTTCGAGACACCCTCTCCAACAAGCCCTCGGCACGGGCCTGCTGGGAGGCGGTGAGCTCGTTCGCATCGTCCAGCCCTAGGGCATGGGCGACATCAGCGGGAGATGCCAGCACTAGCTGCCGGCCCGGTTGAAGACGAGTACGCCGGGGGCCTTAACGACCTTGCCGCCGTACACATGCAGGCCGCGGATGCGGTCGGCGAACTTGTCCTGTGCGCGCATGCCTTCGACCTCGTCAATCTGAGACACGAACGCTGCGGCACGCTGATGGAAGAACACGGCCTGCGGCGAGTCAGACTCAGGCAGGTTGTTCGAGGTAACCACACGGAATCCGAGCAGCTTTCCAACAGTGGCGTTGCGCAGACCAGCGGTGTCGCCGGACGAATCGAAGCTGGTGAGCTTCGAATCAGCACCGACCAGCAAGGCTTCGAACTCGGCGTTCACAACCGCGACACGCAGATCATCGTCAGGAACGTTGGCCTTGTTCATCAGCTTGCGGGCGTCCTTGACGACGTTGAACGCGCCATCTCCCGTGGTGGGGTTGGACGACCATGGCATGCCGGTGGCGTTGGCGACAAGCAGGTTGGCGATGAACTGGTCGGCGTCGGTGGCCAGCGAGTCACCGGCGGCGTCGGTGTACAGCGGCAGCAGGTTTTCGTTCGACTGCGCGTTGTCGATGTCGTCGACGTAGAAGTCGAAGTTCTTCTCCTGATCGATCAGGATGTCGATTCCGGTGTCGCTGATGGCGTCTGCCGACGTGGTGCGGCTAGCCGCCTTGTAGTCCTTGACCGCCGGGGCGACCACACCGGGGATGTGGATGGTGTTGCCCTTGTGGGCTTCACCTTCGTACTTGCGGTCAACGAGAGAGGCGAACACATTCTTGGCCATGTAGCGCTCAAGAATGTAGGACGACCAGATTTCGGGGATGAAATGGGTAACAGCCATCTGACTGGCTCCTTCCTATGCTTACTTCCCCATCAGCTCGTCGAGCTGCCCGCTCTCGCGGGCTTCTCGAATCGCCTTGGGGGACATGTTTTTGAGGTCATCACGGGTCAACTGCTTGGGACCGGTGACTTTCTTGTCTGAAGTAACCTCGGCTGCCGGCGCTGCGGCCGGTGCGGACTTCGACTTGATCGCTTCTTCGAGTCGAGCGTTGAAACGCACCTTCCACCGTTCGGCGGATTCGCGCATCTCTTCTTCGGTGCCGCCCTTGATGTCCTCAGGGTCAACTCCGGTGGTTCTGGCGACCTCTGATCGCAACCGTTCGGTGCGTTCAGTGGTCAGTTCGGCTCGGATCTTGTCGATTTCGGCCCTTGGGTCGAATTCTTTCTTGTCTCCGCCGCTCTTCTCGATGAGCTCGCGCCACTTGGTGGCGTCGTCGTAGTTTTCCTTCGCGCGTTTTTCCCAGCGTCGTTCCTCAACGCGGGTGGCGCGAAGTCTGTCCAGCTCTTGCCGTTCCTCGGCGGTCAAACCATCGGTTTTGGCTTCGGATTTCGGCGCCTTGGTGGCGTCTACGGTTCCTTCTGGTTCGCCCGGTTCCGTTACGGCTCCCGGCATGTCATTCGGGGTCACATCAGACATGTGAAATTCCTTTGCGTTTCGCATTGGTGGCGCCCGTACGGGCGAACCCCCTACTGGGGGAAGTCTTGTGGAGCAGGTGGCGCAACTTGTGGCGCCGCCGCCGCTTCCTTGGCCCGATCCTTTTCGACTTGCGCAATCTGGTCGGGTGAGTATTTGAGGATGTTTCGGGCAATTGAGCCCCACGGCTCCCCTGCTGCTGCCGCTTGTGCTGCGGCAGAGTACTTCTCAGACAGGGTCACACGGGCCGGTTCCTCGAATGACACCTCGACGTTGCCTATTTTCGTGACACCTTCGGTCTCCAGCGCCTTAACGATGATGGCCTCGAGGCCGAGTTTTACTACCGCAAGGCAGGCTTCACACTTGAAGATGAAAGCCTTCTCGGTGTTCATGGCGCCTTCAGCCGACTGATTCGCGCTGTCTGGCATCAGCATGGGCAGTGGGGTTTTCGTGGCCGCTGAGAGCTGCCTAATGTCTTCTTTCGACGCGGCCAGCATGGGGCTCGCATCGGTGGTGGCCGATTCCCAGATGTCAACACCTGGTGGGAGATCCCACAGCGCTCCGGGCGCCGGTTCAAAGATGGCCGCATAGTCGATGGCGTTGCCTTTGTCATCGACCGCCGGTAGGGGCTCGTCGCCATCCTTCTTTAGAGCGCGCTGACGAAATGCCTGCATCGCCATCGTCGACAAGCGCTGCAGAACGCCAGAGTTGATACGGTTAATGATGTCTATATGGGTCTCGAAAACCCCAGCACCGCCTGGGTTGGTGTACACAACTACAGGTGGGGCGCCGTCTGTCTCGATCAGGTCGGTTTCAGGCTCCCAGCCCCCTGAGATCCGAGTCATGAGGCGCTTGGAGTTAATGTTCTGCACGTAGCAGGGGCGCGAGAACTTCTGGCGCGCACCGTTCACCCAGACGAACGCGAAGTCTTTCTCTTCGTCTATGTCGCGCCAGTAGCGGATCGCAGCACGTACTCGCCAAGGCTGCAGTGGATCTACTGCGGAATACATGGTTTCGGGGGAATCGGCGGTGATTATCGCCTGGCCGTCATTTCCCTGCCAGCAAGTCAGGTACGAATCACGGAAGGTCAGTCCGTAGTCGAGCCACTGCCGCACAACGGCATCCATACGGTTATCGCGGTAGATGCGTTGCGCCTGCTTCGCGATCGCAGAGTCCGCGGAACCATCAACCGTGATTCCGTTCGGCACGATGCGATCAGAAACAGAGTCCCGTATCAGCATGCCCCAGTTGGTGCGGGACATCTTCTGGAACGCTTTCCAGGATGCTTTCGTGTTCTTCGACTGCTCCGGTAGCGGAGCATCGCCGGACACATACCGGTCCAGGAGCCGGACTCGCGGCATGTTGTCATCGATGCGCTTGGTCAGGATGGGGAGCCATTCTTCTGGTGTAGACGCCATGGGACTCCCTTCTGTCATTTAGTAGATGCGCCTCGGCACATAAGATTTCGGTCTCGGCTTAGCCCCTGATCGTCGAGCGTCGACACAGGCTGTCCAGGAAAGGACCGCGGACATTGCGGCGTCGAACTTGTCCTCGAGTCGCCCGTCTTGCTTCTGGAGGATCCACAGCGGCGCTCCCTGGTCGTCAAGGAGCTTCAACTCGTGCCGTCCGGCGTTTCCCATATGCTTGATCAGCGTCTCTTGCCAGGCGTTTTCGCCATAAGTGACAATCCCGGAATCGATAGCCTCGACATACGCCCTGACCGCGGCGGCCATAGGCGTCTTTCGCTGCGTGAACCACTCGACAACTTGATCCGGGAACCGCGCCGCCCATGAAGCGACCGTTTCTGTCCAGTGCGGCGGGTCGCAGTACATGCGCCACACCTCATACCGGGACATCATGTCCGTGACTAGGTCCGTGACCTCGTCCTCTGGGACTTCCCAGTCATCAGCGTTTTCAGGTCGCTCCCAGCAGCCCAGGAGCATCTGCCGCCCAGTCTCGATATCTGTGATGGTCAGTGCGGTGGCGTCACGGAACCTCGCGCCGTCAAATCCTGCGGTGACGAATGCGCCGTCCGGTATCGGACCCCACGGTTTGCCTTCATCCTCGAAGCGCAGGGATTCGACCTTGAGCATGTCGAACGCTTGGTAGCCAGATTTGCGCCACCGATTCAGCCACACCCGTTCCCAGTAGGCTTTGTCGATGCCCTTGCGGTCGTAGTCCTTTGCAATCCGCTCAAACTGGCCGACGCCCCACTCCCCTACGGGGCCGGTGGCGTCTGCGACGGCTGCGATCCGGTTCTCCACCGTAGAAAGGTCGCGGTGTTCATCGCCAGCCCATCTACGGAAGAAGAACAGGCTAGGGTCGTCAACCTCACCCTTGTCGATAGCTTCCGCTTCGGCGAGAACATCCTCTTCGATGCTGTTCTGCCCCGGCTGACCCGCGGTGGAGGTGTACAGCGTCCACGGATCCTCGAGGGGACGCTTCGGCATGTTCTGCAGCATCGTTTCGTGCGCGTCCCGCATCCGCTGCATGAACAGTCGGTGTGGTTCGTCGAAGTGCTGGAAGGTGGTTCGCGCACCATCTCGAGATCCCGGGGCGTTGGATACTGCGACGACAAAGCCGTCTTCGGTTCCGTTCCAGCCCTTTCGGATGATCTTCTCTTTAGTGATCACAAACAGCTCCGAGTCTGGGCCGTTTTCGAGCACGTACTTGAGCACGCCGTACGCGAGCTCTTCCACCTGCTCCTCGGTGACCGCCATCATCGGAATAACGGGCGACTCCACGGGTCGGCCGACCGGATTCCCATGGGCGTCGAACCCGTCACAACGAACCGGTGCCTCAGGATGCAGCTCACAACCGGAGATCCAGGCGGCGAGCTCGGTTTTCGCCAGCCCCTTACGGACCTCGATAGCTCCGCGCTGAAACCTGCGCCGCCCCGCAAGCCGGTGCCCTTGCGGATAGATCTCATAGAGGCGGTAGATGATGCCGCGCTTCTCGTCATCGAGGCGTGCCGGCTGGCCCGATAGGGATCCGGGGCCGAACACCATCCGCTCTTCGATGAACTGGCAGACCTGCGGCCCCAATGTCGGGTAAGACAGGTCGAGCGGCGGAACAATCAGAACCGCCATGGCGGGACTATTGGACTAGCTTGAGCCGCGGATCGGAGTCGGGTTCTGGCATCGGGGCGGGGTTGGGGACGCCGCGGCGCTTCTGTCCCTTTGCCTTCGAATCCTCCGACTGCTCGATCTGCCATTCCAGCCGGCGCCGAGCCATCGGGTTAGTTCCGTAGTCGACATCGGCCTTCTCGAGCCGAACCTGAATCTCAGCCCGCTCTTTCGCTGTCTCCGCCAACCAAAAGTCGTTGTACAGCATCGCCACACGCAACAAACCGTTGATGTCCGACTCCGTGTACTCGGGAGCCATCGGCGACGACCAAATATCAGCCCACCAACGCTTCGTCATCGAATGCCACGCGATCTCCGCAGGGAGCTCGGGCGCTTCAATGTCGTGATCGGCAGACAAAACGGCCCTGGTCGTCGTCTTATTGCGCCGAGCAACCAGACTCGGATCTTTCTTGGTGGGTCCAGGCATCATCAACCTCCCGTTTCGGGACTTGGACGCCCCGTTTCGGGGCCGGAAAAGCTGGGGAACCCGTACAGACCGAAAAGACGGCGTCTGGCCGATGTCCGGGCGTGGGGTGGGGTGGGGGTGGTCCCCAGGGGGGTTATTGCCGGGCCGTGTTGGCTTCCTGTGCGGTTTTCCAGGCGTGGCAGGTGTGGCAGGTTGCTTGGCAGTTGATTGCGAAGTCTGTGCCGCCGAGGCTGACTGGCTTGATGTGGTCGACTTCGGTGGCGTGGGTGGTGCATCGTGGTCCGCGTATCTGGCATGTGTGGTGGTCGCGGTGTAGGACGTATGCCCTAGTGCGTCTCCATGCGCTGGTTCCTGTGCGCCCTGCGGATGCGGTGCGTGGACTGGAGGACCATCCGCTTACCTTGTGTTGAGGGCAGCGCGTGTCGCCACCGTGTACTAGCTCGGTGCAGTCCTTGTGGGAGCAGACCTTGGGAGCTCTGGGCATTAGCGGTCCTGTGTCATTGGCAATAGAAGCCCCATCGATACTTGGTATGCGTACGTCCATTGCGTCGCTCGTATCGGTATGTGATCCAGCGTTGGAAGATGTTCCACCACCACCAGTCGCGGACTACATCCAGTTGTGTGCAGTCTCCGCACTTACAACCAATGGCGGGCATCAGCAGTACTCCAGCTCTGTTGTGGGTCCAGCCCATTGGGTGCGTGTGCCTGTGCGGTGGGCTTTGCGTGGGGCGTTACGTGGGGGGCGCTTGGAGATCAAGGTGTCTGCGTCCTCATGATCCGTAAGACTCGGCCATGCGTAGGCGATGTGGTGCTCTTGGTCTCTGGCCCATGTGGTGATGGCGTCATCGATAGGCATCTCAGGAAGAGCCTCGATGAGGTCAGGTACCAGGGTGGTGCGGATGCAATACCCAACCGCGTGCAGTAGATGCTCGGATACCAGCCAGGGTGAATCAGTTTGATCGGCCCGGGTTGTGGCGCGCTGTATGCCGCGCTGCCATAGACGCGGATAGTTGGTCCCCAGATACAGGGACACGATGTCACAGGGGGCTGCGGTGAGCGCTGCGTCGAGCTGTGTACGGAAGTCATCTACGGGCTGGGCGTCGTCCTCCAGAACCACTACCCACTCAGTAGGGCTGGTGGATAGCCACTCAAGTACGTGGCGGTGGTTGCCGTTGCAGCCCTTGGATCCGTTGTCTAACGACAGGAACGCTGCACCTGTAGCTTCCATCAAGTTGTGGGCTGCGGCGGCTCGCTTGTTGTGGGCGACTATGCCGATTCGGTAGTCAGTCACGACCGTCTAGATCGCCACCCAAGATGGCCAATCCGATATGCGCCGCGCCGACCACACCTTGAGGCGAGGTTGAAGATGTCAGATACGAGTTGCAGTAAGAGATGCCCTCGTCCACCTCGGGATCGTGGCGCATCGTCCCGTAGCCGATAAACCAATCGGTCAGCACATGGTCGGCGCCGTCTACATCCGCGATGTGGGCACTTAGTGCAGCCTCAACAGCGGCAAGTGACTCAGCGCTCAACCTTCACGCCTCCTGCTGATCGTCGGCATATGCGTCCCAATCGACGTTGCCGTCGGCGTCCAGCCATATGACGCCATGGCTATTGCGTGGAGGATTTGAGTTGCCTACCGGGCTCATCCCTCAATTATCCTGCGGTTCTGGACAATCTGCGGTGTCTAGCGACCGCTACTCAGTCGTTGCCCCAGCGATGGTCACAGGATCGACAGATGCGGGCTACCGCGAAGTCCTCGTCGCGAGGAGGCTTGGGGGCGCGCTGCACTGGGATCTCCCGGACCGTTCTGCCGCCCCAGGTGACCACTTTCTCCGTGTCATGCGGTTCATATTCGTAATCAATGACACGGCGCTCGTACTCATCCCACTCTTCGGGGGTGGCTAGGCGCGGTTCATCTAGCCAGTGGACCCCGATGTCTCCGCAGGATGGGCATTCGGCGACCGCAGTGAACGGCGCTACAGATTGCATGATCATAGGGGCAGGCGCTCAACCGAAGACAAGCGCAGTGTGGTGGCGCTTGTGGCAGCGGCGAACCGGAACGGCTCGATGCGCTGGTTGGTCTTGCGGTTGTAGACCACGTTCGTGAAGTCCACCCGATATGTCAGCTCAGGCAGCGGCCCGATGGCTTCGGTGTTGGCCAGCAGCTTCACACCCGGTGTGGAATCGAGAGTCTTCAGCACACCGTCTTCCTCGATGCGGCCGATGATCGGCTCCAAACGCACCGTGGTCGGGATATCGGAGATGGTGGCCAACACTTCCTTCACCGACGGAGTGAAAGTGACAGTGCCGGAAATCATCTTCAGATCCGGCTCGCTACCCTCATCGGACCCATCAGAGACGATGGCCTGATAGGTGTCGGCCACAGTGAAGTACACGAAGGCTGCCATTAACCATTCTCCCTTCGCATCTCATCAGCGAGGTCTTCTAGACGCTTATGTTCATCGGCCATCGCTTTAGCGCGGCCACCGACAGGATCGAAAGGCGGGGTGCGCCACCCACACGAGCAGGCACCACCCTTGCGGGTCTTCCCGCCGGGAAGCATCTGCTCAAACGTTCCAACGATGTGAGAGTTCACCCACTCCGCCAAGGTGTACTGAGTGCCATCAGGGCCGGTGATGAGATGGTCGGCCATCACACACCCCCTGCAGTGAGTTCGCGGATACGTTCCGGCGTTGTTGCCTGCCGGTACAGCTGGTAGCGGGCCTTGTTGCGTTCAGTGGCGGCACGATCAGCGTCGGTCAAATGATCACCGCTGGCGCCGGGCAGGTGGTACAGGTGATATCCCGGTCCGTCGATGAAGCGGGTTGGGCCGCAGCACACCTCAAACGCTCGGCACATCGCGTCATCGTCATACCAAGCACCCTCAAACGACTCGTCGTACTGGCCGATGAGTGAGAGAGATTCCCGAGACACGACATTGACGGCGCCGATCGACTGACGGTCGCCGCGGACCTGGGTGGCCCGCGCCTCGTGTGGTGCGAGGGTGTGGTCACGCACCCACTCTGAGTCGTCCTCGGTGATCGCCATGAAACGCGAGAAAGGTACGACCAGGCCGGGAGCAGAAACAGCCTGGTCGCAAGCCCATAGGATCTGCTCTGCGTCCACTAGCAGATCGGATTCGCTGTAAACCAACACATCAGCATCGGTATACGACGCGCCCCGGTTGTATGCGGCGGAACGGTTGAATGACTCATATCCGCAGCGGCCATCATCCACCACGGTCACGGTCGCACCCTGGGTGATGCGGAAGTCGCTCCAATGCTCCAGCACCCGAACAAGGTTGGCGGGCCGGTTTGGATCTTTGCCGCGATCGCGGAATGGGATGATCACGGCAATGTTCACGCAACCGCCTTTAGTCTGAGCGCAACCTTTGTGCCAGCTCGTCGAGTAGCGCTTGAACACTCGCCTTATCGGTGCCCACAACAACGGCCCTATGCGCTTCGGCTGAGTATTCGGTCATTTCGGCGGCGGTGAATTCTCCCTCACGCCACTTGGCCTCATACTTCACTACATCCTCATACGTGTGGGCTGGCGTTTCGATTGGATGGCCCATCCACTCGCGCGACTCGTTGATCCGCTCCTGTTGAAGGTTGGTGCGGCGCTGGCGTTCATATTTACCCACCCACACGAGGGTGGTCTTGGGCAGTATCTCTAGCTTGACTCTGTCTGCGCCGAATTGTTGCAGGGCTTCTCGATACTCGGCGTCGGCATTGTCGACTTGATAGAGCACTCCCCTATGCGCATCCTTTTCGGATAGATGCTGGATGGTGAGCATCGCGACCGGAGGCTTCGGCGGAAGGGGCGGTTCCGACGACCGCTTGGAATCGTTCCTAGCCTTTATCCATCGCTCTACTTCGGCTGGGTCAACTTCCGTGCCGTCAGGGCGTTCGATGCTAACCCAGTTAGAGCGCTCGGAATACTCATCTACGCCCCACGCGTTTTCAAATGCGGCGTCTTCACTATCTTCAAAATCATAATCCAGCGAGCCGCCAGGACCGCGCGACCACACTACCCAGCGCTTGGAATCTTCTGACATGCTTCAATTTTACCGCCGCGCAGGTGCCTTCGCGGTGTTCACAGGTACTCCCCTGCGACCTTCGCGTAGCCTCGGCGCAGCCTGTCCCACTCCCCTATGGGGAGCGTCTGCGGCCCAAACGATAGGTGCGACACCACAAACCCTCTGTGGATGACTCGGGTCTGCATGTTGGCTGCGCCTTCGTCGCCGATCTTGAATCCGGGCGGCCAATCCCTGCCGGCGATATGGGCAGGCGAAGGGGTGTCCAGTAGGTCCGCGATGCGTTTGAGGGTGGGGTGGTCGAGTCCGATGCAGTTGATCGACAACCAATCCGTCGTCGGGATGACCTGGTTGGGTTGACCGGTCACATCCCGCCAGTGGGTGAGGAAGTGTGCGTGTGACATGTGGGCGTAGTCGCCGGACATGTGCACATCCAACAAGGGGATGTTCAGGTTCTCGAAGCCGCGCCAAATCAGCGGCTCCAACCATGTTGAGGCGCCGTTGTTCACGGTCAGCGCGGAGACAACGCTGCCGCGGTTGTTGTCTATCGCCTCAAGGTATTCACCGAAGCGGGCGGTCTCGAAGAACACATCGTCGTCGTCGACCTTGACGAACAAACAGTCCCGGTATTCAGGTTGGGCGTAGTGCCACCACACCTTGTTGAAGCCGGTCCAATGGCATCCGCCGTGGAAGTCGTTGCGGACGGTGATCTGCTCGCCTGTGATGGTTTGCAGATACTCCCCATCCTTGGGGTCGCGGGCGAGGTTCCAGATCTCATACTCAACATTCGGATGCTCGCCCAGGATGCGCTTGATGTACGGGACCTGAAGTTCCATGTTGGCTTTGCGGCCCGCGAACACAAAGAGGATGACTCGCAACACAACTCCCTAGGTGATCCGAATCGCCCAAGCCTCATGCGAATGCCCAACCACACACCAGTTGATGCCGGTGTGGTCGGCGTATTCTCGCCAGGCTTTCATCTCGTGGTCTTCGCAGCCGTCGTAGCCGTGCCACTCATCGAAGACGACATAAGTTCCAGGCTTGAGCTGTAGGTGTTCCAAAGCTGTTGCCGTGGACGAGTACAGGTCGCAGTCGATGTGCACCAAACCACACTCAGGGAATGTGAATCCCGGAAGGGTGTCGGCGTACCGGCCTATCACTAGGCGAGTGTTGTTGATGGCTGGTGGTTTATGCGCGAACGACCCCTTAGGGAACCCATCGCGCCAATCCTCGGGTAAACCGGTGAAGCTGTCGAATCCGATCACCGGCATGTGCTCGGCAATGATGCGGGTCGATTCGCCTTTACCTACCCCGAACTCCAATGCCGCACCGGAAGGTCTCAAACCGACTACGTGCCGCAGTAGCGAATAGTGCTCCGCGGGCGGGAAGTACGGTCCCAACTGGTAGTCCTGGACACCCTCACCTTCCCGGTAGGGAAAGTACGGCCACGTTGGGTGCTTGTGGCCCCAACGGTTTCCGTTCGCCTCACACATCCGGGCACGCTCGGGAAGCTCAAACCGGGAAGAACCCGTTCGGTTTCCCTCGGCTTTGTCCCGGGAGTAGATCAAGTTGTGTGATCCGCGGACATCGGCGAACGGCCATCGCGTCAACCCTGCGTCGTGGATTCTCTGTGACCAGTCGACGTGTTCGCCGCCGTGCGCCCCATATCCGATATCCATGCCGCCCACTGTGTCGATCACTCGACGTTCGGCGTACAGAAGAACTCCACGGGGGAATCCGATGGCGAAATGCTGCTCGTCCTGGTGGGTGACACTGTGTCGGCCGCCGCTGGGCCACTGAAACGACAAATGCGGCTCCGGGGACTCGATGTAGGGCTTCCACCACTCATCCGTCGTGGGCCACACATCATCGTCAGCCAGGAATAGGTGGTCGCACCACAAGTCCATGAGCTCGGCGATACAGCGGTTCTTCGCCACCGCTATCCCCCTGGGCTGCGGGTGACGAACTACCTTCACCTGGTCGAACAGGCCAGCTAGGCTCAACGGGGCGAAGCTGCCGTCATCCACAACGACAATCGGCACATCGGCCGGCGTGTGCTCGGTCCAATGCGTCAGCGCGTTGAGGAGAATGTCTCGCCGGTTGTGGGTAGTGATCGCTACCCCGAGCACTACTCGCCCTCTTCACAGTGCGGGCAGCAGTCGTACCGGAGACGACGCCCGCAGTACTCACAGTGCTGGACGGCCATCTATTTGCCCGTCAAGCGACACCACCACACTGGTAGTGATGATTTTCCGTCGCCATACCGCCTGTGGTTGCAGATGATCAGGCAGGCATCCTCGACAACGACGCGGCCAAAGAAAAGCACCAGTGGAACCGCTAGACCAATCAGCGCCGGGATGACTATGCCGTAAAGGAGGAATTCCATTTCCTACTCTTTCTCGTTTCGCCTGTACCAGTCTGGGTGGAGGTCTACGATCCGCCAATGATCAAGATCGCAGCTGCAGCCGCCGTAGCGGCCAGTGTTGTTTTCGCGCCCGCCGCATACGCGGACGATGACTCCTACCTGGACGAACTGTCCGGGCAGGGCTTCCAAGTGATGTGGCAGTCCCGGCCGTTCCTATTGGCCGCCGGGAACGGGATGTGCAACGACCTGCGCAACGGGGAAACCCCAGAGCAAGTCGCCGCGCACTCCAACTATCCGAACGCGACACCAGCCAATCTGTTGGCTATGGCGCGGTCGGCGAAACGGAATCTATGCCCCTAGGCTCACGGTCCAGTAACTCATCCATGCGGCTGTAGGCCACCAGCTCGGCGTCAACATCACCCTCAGTACGGGCTATACGTAACCGCTGCAACGCTTCTAAGATGCGGAGCTGGTTAGCAGTGAGGGCCACGGCATCTACCGAAATTTGGTGCCAGCGAACGGAAGTATGCAAAGAACCGTCGGCAGACCCTCGATGGAATCGGGGTCAACGTCGTCATACTCGCCAGACTGGTAGCGCTCAATGAACTCAGCACCGCTCAAGCCTATCTGGCTTCGGCATACGTGATCGAACATTTCGCGCGCCTGGAAATCGTCCAGTTCGACGATCTCGCAACCCGGTTGGTCATCAAGCATTATCGATCTTGCGGTAAGCCGCTTTGCGCAGGTCTTCGCCCATACCTCAATTATCCCTCAATTATCCCGTGTTTCAACGGGATCGGCGGTGTCTAGGCGGGTGGGATTCGACGGGAGCCGAACATCCGCCGCCGTTCAGCGGCTTCCTTGGCCTCGTCTTCATCGCGCTGAGTCCATACGCCCAGCATCTTGCGGCGCTCGGTAGGAGTATCAGTGTCCCTACCGGCATTCTCGGTCATCGCCTCGATGTAAACCCGCTCATACGTTGCGATAGCTCGGCTTAACTCTTCATCCGATGTATCAGAAGGATCGAGAGAGAGGCCGAGTTCACGTGCCCGGTCTATATGGGCTTGGGATGGTTCAGTCATCGCTCCAACTCCTCACCGGAGTAGATGAGAAGTGCTGTGGCGCACGGCCAGTACTCGTCATCGTGGTCGCAAACCAACGTCGCCTTGGGGCACTCCGCGCCGCTACAGCAGGCGTTGTAACAGTTGTCCCAACGGGGTTTGTGTAGCTCCCGTATCGGCCTTAGGACCGCCCTCGCCGTCTCCCGGTCCCATTTGGTGGGCTCATGGACTTCTCCGTCGTAACCCCAGCGCTCATTGCAGATGATTTGAGCAGCATCGTCTTTAGGATCGCTCATCCCTCAATTTTACCGAGCTGCAGACCAAGTCGCGGTGTCTATTCAGGCGTGAGGGTGTAGCTTTCACCAGTCTGTGAGTCGGTGATGGTGGCTTCTATGGTTCCATTGATGCGCTGTAGCCGCGCCCACACATGCTCATCGAGTTGGATGGAGCCTTGGGGCATGCCGTCTTCGTGTCCCAGCCACATGGTTCGGGAGGTGTGCCGGTACTCCCGGTTTTGGTATCTGAGTACCGCCGTGACGGGTCCATCACCTTCGATACGGTATGACACCTTGTCGAACATGTGTTCGATAGTAGAACGGGGAGGCTGTAGGGGCAAGTCAGTCGAATGAAGGGCGCATCGTCTCGACGTTCAACGTCCAGCCGGACGCGTCTGTCGTGACATTGAAGATGAGGGTTCTATCACCCTCTAGTCCCTTCATTAGGGATGCGACCATGGCGGCGCCCAGCATTTCATGCCGCGCGCAGTCATCCGGGTCTGGTGGACGCAATAAATCCAGCATCTCTACCGGGAAGATCTGTAGGCTCTGGAGATCATCGAGGACCTCCATGGGCCCATCCTGGATGGTCTCGCCGTCGGCAACGATGCGTATGTATGGGCTCATTGATTCAGTCCAGGTAGTGATTGCAGTCGCAGTCGGTGCAAGGCGTGTAGATGAAGGTTCCGGTACGTGCTTCGAGGTCGAAGCTTGTTACTTCGATGTGGCGGGTAGTGAGATGGTCACAACCTGGACATACATCCACGCTGATGTTCGACTTATTGGGCAATTCACCCCAGACCCACTCACCAGTGGTGACCCCATCCGGTTCTACTCTTTCAATGATTTCCATGCCTCAATTTTACTGAGGTACAGGAGAAGTCGCGGTGTCTAGCGTCGCCCGAACAGGCTGCCGAAAAAGTCGATTAGGTTGGCCGATTTGACCACTCCCCTGATCTCTGTACCGAGCTGGCCTAGTTCAACTTCCGCGCTACCGGCGATACCGTCAGCGGAGGTCTGCACCACACCGACAGCGCGGTCAACGCCGTCGCGGGCGATATCCAGCAGGCCGTCCATGAACTTCGGCACCGTGTCGTCAGGGATCTTCCTGTCCGCGATGCGCTCACACATGGCCACGAGTAGAGGGGCCATGGCGCCGGCTAGTGCTGCGAAGAATCTGTCGAGCATGGCGGCACCTCCACATTGACACTCAGATCGGCTGCGGCGAGTACCGCCTTGATGTCGGCGAGGTTCAGGCCTTCAAAGAAAATCCAGCACCCGCAAGGGGTGCTGATCGAGCACTGCTGGCCGCATTCGTCACAGTCCCAAGGTGGGCAGTTTCCGCAGTGTTCCGGGCGCGGACACTCCCCGTCTTGCCCCACTCCCGATCCGCAACCAAGGCAGTTAATCGCGCTCATTGTCACCGCTCACGATCACCTGTTCTGTCCAGCTTGTTGGGTCGTTCTCGGGATCTACTCGACACCCTGCAGAGCAGGGGGCGTAGCGGATACGGCCACAGGGGATGCAGCAGCGGACACGAGACAGAGGCATGGGAACCTCCGGGAATGAAAAGACCCCGCCCCTAACGAGAGGACGGGGAGGGGACTATGCGGGGGTGCGAGTTGCGCCTAGGCGCAGTTTACTACTTGACGATGGTTAAGGGGTATATCAGCTGGTCGGCGTGTCGCAATCGAGCCACACCGGAACTAGCGGTCTTCCCACTGATCGCAATCGCAGTCCGCATGTAGGCATCTACCCCACCAAGCCTCATGCTCGTGTTGTTCATGCACACATCCCCGGCAGCGTGGCGGGCACATCTAGATTCCCGTCTCTTTCATCTTTTTACCGCGTTTTACAAGAGCCTCAAGAACGTCGTACCACCAGCCCACATCGTCCTGCAGTAGCGCCCACTCGGCCTTGCGACCCCACGCCTCTATATCATCCTGCAGCTCTTTGACTTTTTGATTGAGCTGCCGATTCAATGTGTCGCTCATCATGCACCCTTCTTCCGGTCCCGCTTCTCACAGTTGTTGTGCGCGTGTAGTACATCCCCCAGGCGGTAGAACTTCTTACCCGTATCCGGGTCACTGGAGACCGGGCGTAAATGCCCACCACGGGTCAGTGAGTGCACTCGCTGCGCGTTCAGCTTCTTGCCCATCTCCCCTATTCGGCGGGCAATAGGTTCGATGGTGTCGGCGGTTACGATGTGCTTATTGGCTTCATGGACTCGACCTCGGTCGATCACTATGTCGTCGTCTGCGGGGATGTCTATCTGTCGCCAGCACTCATCGATAGCGGCCTTGATGTCCTCGTAGGCTTCTTCTGAACCCTCAGTGAGGGCTAGGGCGATCATGTTGATTCGTAACCACTTCGCCAACGTGATGATGTCGTTGCCCTTGTCCCACACGATCGCTCGTTGTTCGCAGACCAGCCTCACCCACGTACCTAGACAGTTGTGTAGTACGTCGGCGGCGTTGTGTGCCCCGATATGGATGGGGACTTGAGATTCAGGTTTGGGTCGACGGGACATACTCAACCCCGGCCTATGGATGCGGGCCTGGCGGGTGAGGGTGACGGACAGCTCCCCGATCATGCGGGGGATGCTGGCCAACTCTTCACGGAGCTTGATCTGATCCTGGCGAGGCATGAAGAAATCCATTGTCATTTGGCGGCCCGCTTTCGCTCATGGAATCTCGCGCACGCAAGGGCGCATATCCGACACCTCCGTGATGTGCCGTACTTGCCACACCAGTAGATGTTGTCTGGCGTCAGCTCATGCCCGTACTTACAGTGGGTCTTCCTAATCCCGCCGTGCGTTCCATGGCGAACCGCGTCCCGTAGATTATCGGACGTTGTTCCGTAGTAGAGATTTTCAACCCGGTTATCCGTTCGATTGCCATTCTTATGGAGCACTAGCAGGTCGCTCGGGCCGAAGAAAGCCTCCGCCACCATGCGGTGGATCTTTCGCTTTCCCACCTTTCCGCAAGTCACCTGCTTATACCCGCCACCCTCAAGTGATGGACTCAGTGGAGCTTCCGGGTAAACGCGAACCCGGCCATCGGAGTAGGTAACCCGCCGACGAACAGACCTGGCGTTACCCAAGCTTGACACTTCATACCCTGGCGCCGACGGCACCGCCCTCCATTCTTCGGCGACACTCATACGCGGACCTTCCTCCATACATCGCGACCGTGAAAGTCAGGCGGGATGTCCTGCCACGCTTTGGAATACTCTTCGTCATTCAGGTACATAAGCCGCGTGCCAATAGCGTGCGTGCTTGTGCCGCTGTCGTTGAACTCCAGTCCCACGCCGGGCGTGATCGTCATGGCCATGCCGCATACCTTCGGCGCCGACGGATGCCATATCCAAGCCACTACCGCCATGGACTGCCAAAGTATCCAGTCGGCGATGCTCTTGCGGATTCGATCAGTCCAGCTCACAAGGCTTCTCCGTTCGACGGTGGATCGTTGGCGAGTTCAAGCAGAACGTCTGCATGACAAGGGGAATCGAGTGGACACCAGCAAGCTAGGTCTCGGCCACGCAGCGACTCCACCGCAGTACGAAACCCTGGCTCGTTCTTCATCCTTCCGCCGAGCCAGTAGGTCAGCTCAGCGGCATAGAGGCGCACCGCCTCTTGGGCAGCTTCAGGCTGGGAGGTCCACGTGCGCGGGTCGTTTCGGATGTGCACTTGCCGGACGTAGGCGTGGTCGACCAGGTAAGTCACTCCGTTGTCATCCTTCACGTCCCAGTACCCGCAGCAGTCGCACTTGTAGGCATGGAAGGGATTTCCAAACTTCGTTGGACGGCCTACGTAGATAGCCCCTTCGGGCATCCGCCAACCTCTGGTGCGCTTACGCTGAATCCGCTGCGGCATTGTCACTCCTGCCCGTTCGACGGTGGATCGTTAGCGGGCCACATGTTGCTCCACACTGCGCGCCAGGCTTCTACGTCGGCACGGAACAGCTCACAGTCATGGGCAAGTGCGCCATTGAGCCAGGCGTAGCCACAATCTGGGCATTGCGATTCGGTGTGCACCTTCAACGTCTGGTGGATTGGATCATCGTCATAGGCCCCGAGGGCGTCCAGGACTGCTTGGGTTATGACGCCGTGTCGATGGCCATGCAGCACATCGCCGTCCATGTTGTTCGGTGCGCCGCACCCGCAGACAGACTCATTCGACGGCACATGCTTATCGAGCGCGTCCTCGACGGCGTCTCCGATACGCTCCGCTAGCTCGTCGCTAATCTGCATCACTCACCCCCGGTGGATCGTTCTCTGCCATATAGCGTTCCCAGGCGAGACGGCGAGTACGGGTGACTTCTCGCTGCTGCGCTTCGTAGTACTGGGAGCCCCATCCCGTCTTGCAGTGTTCGAGGTCTTCGGTCACTATCGGCTCGCAGCACTGAAAGTCGCATGCCGGGCTGCACATGGTCATAGACCGGTTTCGTTCATTCGCTTGCCGCGCTTAACCAGCCCCTGGAGTACGTCATACCACCAGCCCGTATCGTCCTGCTGTAGGGCCCATTCCGCTTTACGGCCCCATGCTTCTATCTCGTCTTGCAGCTCTTTAACGCGAGTGTTCAGCTGGCGATTCAATGTGTCGGTCACTGTCATTCATCCTCTGCGGTAAGGGCTCTATGGATTTCATCGGCCAAATGCGAATCATGCGCCCACTGCGCATCGTCCTCGGCGGTGCCGTCATAGAAGCACACGCTCGTCCACTTGCAATCACACCGCGACTCCCACGCTTCGGGTCCTACACATGAGACCTCGGCGATGATTTGAATATCTAGCACCGGTATCTCCATACCCTCAATTATCCTCCGTTTCAGGGCAAGTCGCGGTGTCTAGCCCGCTTTCCTTTCCTGGTTCCACCTACGCCTGTCCTTCAATGACAGCCCCCCCCACAATCCCCACTGTTCTTGGTGGGATACGGCGTACTCGCGGCACTGGATCTTCACCGGGCAGTCATGGCAGATGGCTTTGGCGAGTTGGCATTCTCGGCTGGCGCCACGCTCTGGGTACCAGAGGTTGGTGTCCATGCCCTTGCAGGCTGCGTGGTTCTGCCATTCAAGCTCCCATATGGGTAGCTCTAGCCTGCCGAGGATTTCGGCGAACTCGGCTATCTCGGGCATCAGCTTGCCCTCCCCCGCTTCATCACCATCCGCTCATGGGCGGTGACCCCACCGAAAATCCCGTACTCTTCATTAGCTCTGAAGGCGTATTCCAAACACTCGGCAGCGACCGGGCATTGAGCACAAATAGCTTTCGCAGCTTTAGCCATCGTCCTCCCAGGACTACCCGGGGTGGGATAAAACAACTCGGGATCTGTCTCGGGGCAAAGAGCTTGTTCCGTCCAGGGCTCGTGGTTGATGGACCACATGTCGGCGCCACCGTCTATGATTCTTGGTCCGGGGTGAATGTTTCTCACTAACGCCTCCAACGTGTCTCATGCGGCCAATGCCTTGGTTTCCCTAAATCCCCCTGCCCATCCATGGCTATCCATCTACAGGGATGTCCTTCTGGGGCACTACAGTCCGGGCAGATAATCAAGTCAGCCCCTGTTTCGGTGTATGCCGTAGGTTTCCGCCGGCTACCCGTATCTTGGTAGTCAGTCATGGGACCCACCAAAGGCGCCACGCCTCTTGCTGCCAATCAACCCCCGCGAGTTGGGGAAAGACTTCTCGATAGTCGCTAGTCCAGAAGCGATCTCGGGACTTGATGCCCAACCGAACCTTCGACACCGCTTCGATAGCGCGGTCTATAAGCTCATTCATTCGGTCACCGTCCAGCCAGACACGAAATGGGACTTAAGAGTGGTGTCTTCGCGTTCCGCTACGTCAGCTTCGGCTAGTTCACGAGCGCTCTTGTTGGGGTGGAAGTTCCACTTCTCGCTCCATGGGGTCGCATAGGAGTCGTCTGGCCATACCGCAGCCCATGACCGCGTGAGTCCCCCTAGGGCTTTATCCACCTCGGCGGAGACGTGGTCGGCATGTTCCCGCTCCGCGAAAGTCGAGCGCCAACCACACCCGCAGAACTCGACGCGGCGGCCTCCAATGGGGTCTTGCTCGGTACCTCCGTAGTCGTGACTTCGGATCACTTCCGACATGATCTTCTGTGCTTCACTCATCGCTCTAGTTCCTCACTTGGATAGACCCGTTTAGCGGTCTCACAGGGCCAATCTGCGCCGCATTCTCGACATCCCAGCCATTTGTCATCGGGCGTCTCAATGACCTCCGCGTGGTGTATTTCCTGTACTGACTTAGCCATCTCACGGGCAGCGGAGACCAGATCAGTGCCGCATAGACGGCTTTTATCCCCGTACGGCAACGTGGCTGCATGACGTTGTGCGGCGAGTTCCGCCGGGTCACTCATCGGAACTCCTACGATTAAGGCAGGCCCAACAGTGTCCGCTGTAGTTGCAGAACTCTCCGCCGCAATAGGCGCAAGTACCTTCGATAAGGTCCATGCAGTCGCCGTCGTTCATCGCTCACCCCTTGCGAATGCTGCTATAGCCTCAGCACCAGAGGGGAAGCAGTGGATGCGGCCAAGTACTCCAAACCCATCCCGCTTCACAATCATCCAGTCCCCCGTAAAGCGAGACTTCCGAATCCGCCAGTGATTGTTCTTCTCAATCCGTACGGCTTCACCACCCTGAAACCCACCGCACGGACAGCCCTGCGAACCTGGCCCCCACCACTCCATGCAGCCGCCAAATACCTGTCGGTGAGCCGCTTTATCGTGTCCGCACTTACATATCGTCCCGCTCATAGCTTCACCACGTCTTCTATGAGGTCGTGTGGTGCTGTGACTTCATGCCCGCAGCAGGTGCAGCGTCCTTTGCGTCTGGTCTCTATCGAGGCTTGTGCCCAGTTCCCGATCGTGCAGACATGCTCAGCACAGATGAACACTTCAACAGCTGGTCTGTCGCAGTGGTCTACGAGGTGGATGGTGACCATGAAGTCCGCGGGCCTGTAGCAGTCTTGGCATGGGGGTGTGCATTCAATCTTTAATCGGGCTAGGAACGCCGTAGGGGTCTCTACATAGGAACGCCGTAGGGGTCTCTACAACGGGTCGGGGTTGTAGTGACACCACTGGTTGGGGTTTGGGCTGTGTGCGTTTAAACCAGGCGGTCATAGCGGCATCACCAACATCGACCACGATTCGCCGCAGAACCTACAGGTGGGTCCTAGGGATGCCTTGATGTTCTTCATGACCCCAAGGCATTCGTCGCAGAGGTCCATGACGAAGTTCCCGTGCTCGAACATGTCCGCGCCGTGGATCCGGACTATCCACGCGGCTTGACGGTCGCAGCCGTGCTCGTGCGTCGTGCCGTTGCAGCCGTGTATCCGACACTCACATGCCCTCGCCGGCATATCTCCTACGAGTTCTTTGATGTCTGTTATGGCTTGGGTCATCTCACAGCCTCCTTGCTGCTCGACGTGGGGGCTGTGGATAACACGAGGGCTAGCGCGTAGCGCTGCCCGAATCTGAACCTATTTGGGGAATTTCGTTGTACCCCCCTGCGCGCGTTGCTTACTTGAGATGAATGCTCAACTTGAGTAGTTCTTCGTAAGTGCGTGCGTGCGTCCGTACGTAGAGCATTGCTCGACGGTGATTTGAGCATCATGCTCGGGCATATGCTCAAGCATGATGCTTGAGCATGGTTAGGCAGTTTCATCTTTACGCCCGTTCCTTTGGTTCCACCGCGCCGCGGCGGCCTTCTTCGCCTTCTCGCTACGAGCGAGCGATTCCTCGTCGGCCAGCTGGAATTCATTCCAGCCATTGATCTGCCACCCGCCCGGCGCTGGAACCCAAAGTCCCTCTGCCACCAGGTTTTGTGCGTCTACGGGCATGATGTGCAACTGCCTGAGCGCAGTCTTTGGGACATACCCGGCGAGCCCGTTCCTGCCGGAGTAGGTCATAGCTTCAAGGTGGGCCACGATGGCTCGCCACTGCTTATCCTCTTTGAGATTGAGGATCTTCGGATTCTCAAACATCGTTGTCTGAAGGCGAATCCATTGCATCGAAATGGCCACTAGTTGGGCACCTCCTCGTTCCGCAGAATGTCCCCCGCAAGAGCTTGAATTCGGCCGATCTGCTTCCAGCAGCAGCCGCAGAAGTACTTCCATTTGTCATCTCGGCGCACGTTTGACTGCATCGCGGTGCGCGCCAGGCGCTCTAGTGTCGGGCGGTCAAGGCCCGCTGCCATAAAGGTCATGACCGAATCAATATGGTTGGCGGGCCGCTTTGGTGCCTCAAGAAGGTGGAGTTCCGTGTAGTGGAAGGCGTTGGTGTACATGTCACTCGATCCGGTGGAGGTTATGAGTCCACCTGATCGGTTCCGGGCCACTAGGAGACCGTCAGCGGCGGTGAACCACACTTGGCGGAACCAAATATGAATCTCCCTGCGTTCCGCTTCCATGCGCGTGACGGCCTCTTGGATGGCCATAGCCCAACGGATCGCATCAGAAGACACATCACTAATTAGGGCGGCGTCCGCCGGCACGGACGACTTCCCCGCGTTGCAGTCCGAACAAGCCGCTACGAGGTTCGACGGCTCATCACTACCCCCCAAGGCAACTGGGACAACGTGATCAACCGTCAGCTTCACCTCGGGAGCGGAGCGCCCGCAGTAGCGGCAGCTGTAGTTGTCGCGGCGCAGGACTTCATACCTGAGCCTCTTGGTGACGGCCATCTACACCGCCTCCTGGTTTGTGAAGTCAGACTCGAAAGCCATAGAACGCCACAACTCAGATGGGTCTCCACCGCCATACATGCCAGTCGGGAAAATGACCTGCCAGGATTCGTCCACTTCGGACTGATCCTTAACGGGGGCATCCCAATACAGCCCACCGGTGGCGTCCTGACATCTAGTTGCTAATGCACCGTCTGCGCGACGCCTCACAACATCGGGCGGGTCGCCCAAGCGCTTCTGATTGACGGATCCGATTGCAAGCCTAAGTGCGCGAGTGTCGGCGACGGCGGCAGAACTTCGGAACATCCCCCCGTATTCCATGTGGGTTGTTAGTGCCGTCACCTCGTCGTCCGACAGCACCCACTGCCCCGGAACTATGCGCTTATTCATCGTCACTCCTCTCAAATCCCCCACAAGGGCAGTACCGGTAAAGAGGCTCAAAAGAACCAGGGAGAATGCCTTGACAGCGCCCGAAACCCGGGTGCTCATCGAGATCGTGGCCGCAGCAGCAGATGTCGGTCATCGCTCCTCCGAATCACATTCAGCCGCAGCAGAAGGGCCGTCCGAAAGTAGAAGTGCCGCAAACCGCTCGCGGTATTCACGGCCATTGAGGCTGTCGATACTCTGCCCCGAGACCATTTCGGCGGGAACGATCAGCGAAAGAACACCTCGCCGCGTACTCAGATCAGACCACTCGCCGTAGCCACCCATAGCGGCAGAACAGAACTGAATCGGTACTACAGGTGCCGGGAACAATCCGGGCTCATCGTTACTCATCAAGCCGCTCATGCGCATTCCTTCTTGTCTTCAACAAACCCTCCGCAATCACAAAGGGTCACACCATCATCCAAAGCCCCATAACACTCAGCTGCTTGACCGTTGTGTTGGTATCTCTGATGACCACAACGGCAGAAGTGGTAGGTAGGCCAAACAGTCACGCGGCTTTCCTTTCCAGCTGGCGCTTCAAAGACTCGAGTTGGATGCCCATCGCCGCGGCCACTTCCGCGTCACTCAAACCTGTGCTGCGGTAGTCCTCGTACTTCTGAATCCATGTCGACTTCCCGCCCGAATCTGTTGTGGCCGAGGGGTCGTCGATGTCGTCTTCATCCCACGCGAACGGCAGCGCCCAACCCTTCTTACGGCCAATGGTGCGCATCCGTTTCGACGGGCCAGGGACCATCTGTAGCCGGCTGAACAACTCCGCGATCTGCCGCGCCCGCACAACCGACACAGTCCGCCGGTCCAAATGGTTCCCCAACGTGGAGGCAGGGATACCCATCTGCTCCGCCAACACCGATACAGGCCAACCACTAGCCATCAACGCCCGCAGCCGCCGCACCGTACCCGTAGCATCAATAGTCCCCGACGTACCAAACCTCATTGGTATAGCCAGGATCCGTACCGCCGTAGCCTTACGCATCTTCGGATACGAACCGTCACGGATCCGATCAATCCCGCCCCGGGTCATCCCCGCCAACTCGGCAATCTCGGTCCAGGAATGCCCCGAGTCGAACAGCCTCGACAGATGCTCCCGGGCCGCGGTTGGATCCACATAGCCCCGGTCTGACAGCTTGTAGTGCGGATTACACAAACCTCTGCGTCTGTAGATACCGGCCCGGCGGCAGTTCTCGCGCCTGCACTTCATGCCGCCCGCTCCTCACGAATAGACCCATCGTCGGCAAGCCACACCCAACGCTCATGCCGGTAAAACACGCGCGCTGTCCTCATGCGGCATCGTCCAATCGGTAGTCACCGCTGTCATCAAGGAACACCCATTGGCCACACCTCAAAGCCGAGTGATTAAGCGGATTCTCGAAGGACTTCAGCGACCACCGGCCCTGTTCTCGAGACTCCTCGGGATGCACCGTGCACCAGTGGTGACACGGATGGCATAGATGCAGGCAGTTGGCCGGCGTCCACTTGCCGCCCTGGGAGCGATTCACCCTGTGATGAACCTCTGTCGCCCAAGTCTTGAAACACTTCTCGCAGACCCTTTGTGAACGCTCATACACCAACTTGCGACATCTTTGTTCGTTCATTTCGACCGCTCCGCCTTGATCCGTCGCATGTCGAATCGCTTATGACAGCTGACGCACCGTGGGTGGTATCGATCGATATCTAGGCTGTAGGGGCCTTTATCGGGGCAATATTTCTGATCAGGGTCGGTGTGGTCATAAGACCAATGCGCCGCAGTCTCACCGCAGTCGATGCACCGATAGTTGGTCGCAGAACCGCGTGCTCGACGGATTCTCTGGTGCACGGTGGTGCTACCAGCAGCGGCTCCCACCCATATTGGGTTGTTCTCACCCTTTGGTTCCCAACACACATCGCCGCGCTTCTTGAGCCTTAGGTAGTGCATGCGGCAGTAGCCGCGGGCATCTTCAGATTCCTTGCCGTGCCCAGCCGGCCTGCCGCACCCATCCGCAAGACACTCACCTGAGATGTACTGCGGATCCGACAAGCTGCCAGTGCGGCGCAGCCGGTAGTAATGCTTCTCGCAGTATTCACTAGTGCGAGAACGGGACTTATTGTCGCAACCGTCTACGGCGCAGAGTTCGGCCCAGGGCTCTGGGGTTCCATACTTGCGCCAACGAGCCCAATGCATGCAGCACATACCGCGCGCCCGTAGTGGCTTTGTGCAATCACCTACGGTGCAAAGCTTGGCGCTCAGCTCTTTGGCTTCCGGATTGAACTCGCCGGCCCTAGGCACTAGCGGCCTCCGCTCGCTCCGCGGGGTGAGACTTGATCAAATCGACAATGAACTTGCGGATCACATCTGCGGTGCACTGCCGTGGGGGCTTGCCGTGCTCGGAGAAGAACTTCCCTGCGGTCTCACGCTGGTCCCACCCATGCTCGGTGCAGGCGGCGGCGAGCTCATCGAGTGCGTCGTCTACGTCGGTGCGCTCTGGGGGTGCCGATGAGCGCTCATACACCTGCGAGTCGGGGTCTGGTTCGTCGGTTGGTAGGCAGAGGGTTTGCAGCATCGCGGTGCGGAAAGCCACTGAGTGCGCCTTGGCGGTGGCTTTGTCGCCGGCGTCCATGGATTCCGCGGCGGCGACAGAGGTGATCGAATCGCCGTCCGGGCCGTACCAGGTTAACTCGACCGTCAACCGTACGTGGCCCATGAGGGTGCGGTTGCGGCCCACCTCAACGGTCCCGTACTCGTATTCCAAGACCTTCGGTACAACGATGACGCCGTGCTTCGTGAGAGCTGGATACACCGCCGATGTGACTGCGTCGATCCCGCGGAATGAGAAGCCTTGCTGCTGATTCCGCTCACCCTTGCGGACGGCTCCGACATCCTTCATCACCTCGGATAGCGCTTGGTAGATGGTGGTCATGATTCAACCTCCGCATCAATAATGTTGGATTCCAGGGCTTTCACGGTTCCGTCAAGCGATAGCCGCCCACTGGCGAGTGCGTTTGACACGATCTCGGCGGCATCCTTAGTGGGGGTGATCTTCACGTAGGGCTCTTTGAGTTGTTCGAACACCACATAAGGGCATACCTCGCCGCGCAGCCACACTTGGCCGTCCTGCTCAAGGGCATTGACTAACAGGTGCTTGCGGAACGCTTCGCGCACAACCTCAACGATTTCGGTTTCGCCGCAGTGGTCTTTGACCCACTGCACAAATCCCGCTTCGTCGGCGACTGTGGCGACACGGTTCGAGGTGACCCATGTGGCGGTGCCGACCTTGTGTCCGTCAATAAACCCGGCCAGTCCGTCGCCCTGGACAAGCTCAGCCTTCACTGCTTCTTTCGCGGCCGGCGCGGCCTTGCCCAACACGTTCAGTGCGGCAAGATAAGCAACCGCCGCTCTAGCCGTCTCACTCACCGCGGGTTCCCCTTCTCGTCGTACTCGTCATCAACCCAAAACCAGTCAGGAACAGCAGGACCAGGATCAGACAGACGCCGGTAATCGGTAGCGAGCCAATCGGACATACGGACACCACGACTCATGACGGGACCTCGACATACGGGCCGTACCGTTTGGATGGCTCCGCTTCAACCCATTCACCGCCGGGGACGCTCGTCCATGTCAGCTCTAGATAACGCCAGGCCTGCCCATCAAACTTCCACTCGCCCAGCTGCCGGTCCTGCCACCGTGATCCCTGCTCGTCTACCCCTAGGCGGTCAACAACACGGGGTGTGCGAGCGGTCGTGCAGCAATCCGGGCAGTCATCGGCACAGTCGTGGTCATACTCTCGGAACACGCAGCCCATGCACTTGCGGCCATCGCAGTTACCGCAGTATTCCGGGTCTTCTGGCTCCAGGTAGTCGTCCCTGCGGGATACCCGCCCAGCGGCAAGGTCATCCAGTCCACGCGCCAGAGACTCGCCCGGTTCCTGTTGTGCTGTTGGGTCGGGCCGAGGCACAAGCGGTTCTTCGCCAGGCTTGAACCAGTGCAGACCCGTTTCCGGGTCATACTCGGTGCCCTCGTACTCCCTCGGGTCGTAGATGACAGGCCAAGAGTCGGCGTCGTCTTCGCTGTTCCAGTCTGGTGAATCTGCCTGCCAAAAAGCTGAAGTGCTGTAGTGCCAGTACGGACCGGCCCCACCGGCCTTCCGCTCCGCTTTCCATGCCCCGTCGGGCCGTCGTGCGATGGTGCCAACAGGTGCACCATCGGGGATGCTGTTAGCGGCAGCGATCATTTCGTCTACAGCCATTTCCACGCCATCGCGGTGCCACTGGACATGTTCGCTTAGCTTGTCCACGAGCGCTTTCCGCTGCGCTTCAGTTGGTTCCAGCTTGCTCATCGGTCCGCCAACCAATAGAAGATTCCAACGGAGATAAGCACTATCGCCACTGCAATCGCTTGCTGAATGTCATTGCTCATAACGCCACCACCCTGTAGCCCTCTTCTGACAACACCTCACCGATACGGGCAATCACAGTCCCCGCATCTCCACCCAACGAAAGCTCTTCCTCGATAGCGTCTTTAAGAACATCCTTGATGTAGTCTCATGACGCCTTCCTCACCGCAGACGCGATCCGTTCAGTAGCTTCACCGGCGAGGCGTTCCCAATCCTTCTCGCCGTACCCGAAATAGATCTCTTCCAAGCAACTCTTGAGCGCCCCGCGCTGCACATCACTCAACCCACTCATTTGCATGTCCCCTGCCCGTTCGGCTCAATACCCCTGGAACGCAACACTTCATCACGCCTGGCCATAACCTCGGCAATAGAAGCGGACACATCAACACCGCCACGGCCGGCTAGGTCTAGGTGCTTGAGCATTTCCGCGCACATCAACAACACCCGCGCATCAGCCTCGTCATGATTGATCGTGTACCTAGCCATCGGAGTGCCGCCGCTCCACCAATATGCGGAGTCGCTGCGACTCACCCTCTTTGGCTACAGGGCTATCGAGCAGGTCCGCGAATTCATCCGGGCCATATGTGCGCGAAGGGAATTGAACCTCTAGGCCCGTGGGCTTGTCCCCCTGGTTAATCTCGTAGAGTCCGTCGCCCAGCTTACCCTGCCGCTGATTGATTTGACCTGTCATTATCCAGCAGTAGGCATCAAATCGCCGGTAGAGCGGGTATGCCCCGGGTTCCACACATACCGTTGTGCCTAGCGGATCGTGTTGTGCATTGGGGTCAATCGGATAGACCCGAAATCGCAGGATCTCCACGGTGCCAACCCGATTCCATTCAGTCTTCATCGTCTGCATACCTCCGCATATAAGGGAGTGGTTCAGGCTCATAGGTAGAGGGATGCCTAGCGAGGCGGGCGATTTCACGGCGCAGGGCGGTGTTCTCAGAGCGTAAGCGCCTTTCGCTGCAGACCTGCAGCGCGGTCAGCAAGGCTGAATAGATCAGGATGAAGAACCAGTTTTCGCCAAGGTATTCGAGAATTGCGTTCATCGTCCACCGGCCAAGAACCAAAGCCCCGCAATGAAAATGAACATCACAGCCGTAAGGGATACGAAGCCGATAATGTTGGCGATCAGATGCCCATGCTGCGACGGCTCACCCTTCGGGCAATCCTCATGAAACGCTCCATGCTTGTAACACCATGGGGTTGGGTAGATCTGGATCATCAGTCCTCCCAACCGTGCACTAGCGGGGACTGATAACCGGGGCGATGCGCGGTTTTCCAGCACTCCCACATCGCCCACCCGCCAAGCCCAAGCCCGCCGAGAATGACTGCAAGGAAGACGATCGCGCATATAGCAATGAGTAGGGCGAACATCACGCCGCCTCCCCTTCTTCATCTTCGGAATACCTGAACTCCGTTCCGATTTGCGCGCAGGCACATGCGCGCTGTATCTCGGCATTCAATGCCCGTGGGTTGACCTTGAGTTCAGCGCTAAGCGCCGTGTAGGTCTCCAACTCGCACTTGTCGTACTGCCACAACACCGACTCCGGGTTGGGTAGTTGGCTGCGGACAGAGGCCAACATCTCCTCGATTTCTTCGAGGTCGATGTCCGCTGCGCAGTCGTAAACGGTGCGGTACAACATCCATTCGGGACAGTCGTCTATAAACTCATCCGCGCTCATGCTTCTCGCCCTCCCTTGTAGTAGTCGGCGAACCGCTTCAAGAGAGTGATGTGAGTGGGACAAAACCAGATGGCGCTGTATGCCAACACTTGTCCCGCTACATACGGGTCGATGTTCGCTTTTTTGGTGAGCGATACCCCGGTGTTGAGAACGCCATCGATCGTGGGATCAGCATCCAGACTGCGGCACACTGAGATGCCGTACTTTTCGGCTAGGTCTTGAGCTGAGTCCGCGTGGGCTGGTGGAGCACACGAAACCGCTAGGACTGTTACGGCTACCGCCGTGATGGATCTATGCTTGAACACGCCACACCTCCAAGGTGTTGGTTGCAGTGGCGCTGGGGCGGTCGTCCGCCAAGATGTCCCGCCCCAGCGTTCGGGGGTTATTTAGTTATTGAAAGCTCTACGCCGACTTAGGTTCAGACGGCAAGGAAGCGAAGAATGCATCGAGTTCTTCCTTGGGGTACAAGGGAACCGAGCCGTCGTACCGCGGGCAGATATGCCCCAAGCGCTTGTGTTCATCCAGCTTGTAGAGGCTGATACCGAGGTATTCGGCGGCTTCTTTACGGTTGTAAGAGAGCTTGGTCATGCCGTCACCCCCATCAGTTCCGATGTCTGCGCCAACTTCTTGCGGATGAACTCGATTCCACTGGGCCACACAGATGTAGTTGCGGTGGGCACGGTCTCGCCCGTCTTGCGGTTGATGAACGTCTGGGGTGTGACCTTGAAGTGGTGCTCGTAGCGCTGGTACGGGAGGTTGTTCTTCTGGAGGACACCGGACTTTCGGAGCTCGGCCATCATGATGTTGCGGCCCCAGCCGATCATCTTGGACACCGCTAGGAATGAGTAGGTGCCGTCAGCGTCCATGAGTTCGTCGTAGAACTCAGCCTTGGGTTCCAGTTCGGCAACCTTGGCTTCGGCTACGCCTAGCCGGGCTTCGGCCTCGATCACCCACTGCGCGAGTGTTGAGCGATCTGGTAGGGCGATGTTGGATGCCTGGCCGTACTGGCCGGTCTTTCGGATTGAGGGAAGCACCTCATGGGTGAGCCAGCGCTTGAATGGCTTCACCTTGGGTGAGCGGCTGATGAGTAGGAGTGACCAAACCCCCGCCTCGGTGACGGCGGTCATGTTCTGCGGACCGCCAAGGGTGTCCACGACCACGGACACCCTTTCGTCAGCGTCGAGCTGCGCGACAGCATCGCGATACTTGGAGATACCTACGGCGTCACAGATGTCACGTCCAATCCATAGCGGTTGGTCGGTGAAGACGTGCCGGACGTTGGAGTCCTCGAACATGTTGGAGGTGGCCACCAGGCCTGCGCCCTTGGTGTTCTTATCGAACGTCGCCATCTGCTTCTCCGGTGTGTGGTGGGTTAGGTGCCAGTGCTCACCGCTCGGGCATTCATAGGGATAGAGGTGCGGCTTCTGTCGCCCGTATCCCGCGTACCTGCGTCGCTGCGCTTTCTTGGCTTCCGCCTGCGATCGGTAGCGCCCCTTCTCTGGAGTTGGGCACTCAGTCATGCCGCCCTCTTCGGTCGGGTCTTGCGGGGATCGTCGAATAGGTCATGGAACTCAAGTCCCCATGCGTCAAGCAGTGCGTTAACGAAGTCTGGACCCGGACGCGCATGACCGTTCATCACGCGCCACGTAGTGCTCTTGTTGACACCGATATCCCGAGCCATGGCGGCGTAGTCGGCCAGACCACGTTTCTTCATCTCCCGCTTGACGCGCCCCATCTTGATCGCGAATCCGCGAGTCATAGCAGGCCCTCCTGATGATGTTTCCGATTGGCATCCGGTTTCTTCCCGGCAACTCAGACCATACACCGCGGGTTGCCGACACGCAACTAGTTTCTATACGGCAACTTTGGAGAATTTCTACACCCCCTAGAAGCGGCGAAACCACTCCTCGACGTGCCGAATGACAAACGTGCAATTTAGGTGCAACCATGGTTGCGTTACCGCAACCGGTGGAGTTGCGTCAACCATGGGCTTACGCTGCCGATATGGGAAACAGGGAACTGATCGGGTGGCTAGACGCGAGGATCGCAGAACGTCATACGACCGCAGCGGCAGTCGCCGAAGCGGCAGGTCTCAACAAGTCCACGATCACCAAATGGCGAAGGGGGCAGCGGCCCAATCCTGTGGACTTGCGGGCTGTCGCCGCTGCATTGAAGTCCCCAGTCTTAGAGGCATTCCTTATAGCCGGATACCTGCACGCATCCGACACCGAGAACGTCGTGGAGGTAGACCGCCCATTAGCCCATCGCTCAGATGACGAGCTGCTGGCCGAAGTAACCCGCCGATTAAAGGAGGTACGCAATGTCGTGGAAGCTGCACCGAAGCCGGATGCATCGTCGGAAGGCCACGAAACCGAGGAGGCCCCGTACGACCCCAAGCATGTGCCCGTGAACCAAGCAAGGCTGGCTACAGGGGAACAAGACGCGTCCGGGAGACCCACACCCAGCCGGCGGCGAGCGCGAAAATAGCGCCGCAGCCCAACGCTGGAACCCACACAGCCAGGCTTGCCGTCATAGTGTCCTGAACTTCACTCGGCATAAACGCGGTGGTGATGCGGGCAAGGCAAGCGAGGATGCCCGATGCGGTGGCGGTCATGTATATCCCTGCTATTCGCCTGCTTGGCCGATGTTTCCACAGTGGCACCAGTGAGCGCATGGCGTAGATCAGGAAGTAAATCAGGGACGAGCACAGCACTAGCCAGAAAGCTAGGAACCACCCATCCGTAACGGGCACGCGAAAGATATCGGGATGATAGACACGCACGCCGCCCCCCAGCGCGAAAAGGGGCAGCAATGTCGGGATGGTGAGCGTGGCGGGCACTTCCACGAACCGTCGGAACCTGTCACCGCGGTCAATGTCGAGGTGATGTAAGGCGTCCATCACAACAGCCGTTGCGGCCAGAACGTACAAATCCAAGCCGATGTAGTCCTCTAAATTGTGATGCCCCGTGGCGCGGTGCAACCAGTGTCCGATGGTCGCGGAGGAGATCGGGCTCATCAACGCCACGGCACCTCCTTGCATTGCAAGGTTCAGGGTGAGGCAGACTTCGCCGGACCGCCGCCATGTGTATCGCCTAACCCACAGCGACCAGCAGATCGTCGAAAGCGTGAATGCCATTAAGGGAGTGAGCACCGTGGCCCGCCCCCCGAGAGCCGACATGTAGTCCCCCGACCACTAACTATGGTGAATTCGGATTCAGGTGTCCGGGCGGGATTTTCGAGCACGATTTGCTCCTCTTATAGCGAAAATAGGTGTGCTTGATCACTGGGCGCCAAGACCCGCAGGTCGCAGCGTCCATCTAGTTGAGATGTATTGATTCGCAACAACTTCAGGCTGTGAGCTGTTGTTCACCTGATAGAAACCAAAGCACCACCAGTCACAGTGGTCAATAGGTTGGGGGGCTACAGATCTGTAGCCCCCCTTGAAGTTGCTTTAAAGTTGGATCATGGTCTCTGGTCACAGCCAAGGCCAGTTTTTGCGGGCGGTACGAGATCGGGCTCAGATGTCGCAGCGACAGCTGGCTCAACGGACCGGCTATACCGTCGGTCAAATACAACATTTCGAGGCAGGTAGGCGCACCGCAACCGGCAATGGCCTCGACAGCCTCACTAGGGCACTGAACCTAAGCTCGTGGGAGATTCAGTACCTCTACGCACTAGGGGGTCGGGTGAGTGCCGAATCGACAGGAGTGGTCGACATCGCTTCCTATTTGCAGGCTATTGAGCCGCACCCTGCGGCATGGATGGATGCGGGGTGGACGGTCCAGGAATCTAATGAAGCGTTTAGGCGGCTGTTTCCCGGTTTGTGGATGACACCGAATCTGGTGCACTGGCATTACCACTCGGTGAAAGCACGAGATGTCATCCAAAACTGGAACGAAACTTCCGAATGGTGCGTGGGACTCTTGCGGTTCGGGATTGCCGCCGCACCCAAAGACCCCGGACTCCAAGAAGTCATAAGCTCGCTCATGCCGATCCGCGCGTTCCGAACGCAATGGGACGCGCAGATCATCCCCGTCGACCCGGCCACCCGGCCATGGATTCTGCGTGACCTGGAAAGCCGTGAACTCCTGACTGTGGACATGAGGGCGTGGCACACTCGCTCCACCTCGGGGATGCTGCTGTTCGGCGCGGTTATTGATCGGCAAGCCAACCAACAACCGCATCACCAACCCTTGAGTCAAACGCCATAGTGATCGCCTGCTCTTGTGTGGGGATCTCCACCCATGTGGTGGGTCCGCCGAGGTTGTCGGCGACCTCCTTGCCGAACACCGCCGGCACGAAGAAGTCTGCTGACCCGTGCACCACGAGAGCGGGGCAGGTGATTTTTGGCAGCTCATCAACGAACCGTGTCCGATTCGCGAGAGCATCTGCGGCGGGCCGGTAGTCCTTCCATGCCGAATCCGTCCACCGTTGCAGTAGGTCCGCGGCGTCCTGGGGGGTTCCGGTGGCGTGCTCGGCCACCCGCGCATACACCGATGGGTCCGGGCCGGTGGTGCACCAGATATCCATCGCAGCGTCCAGTGCCGCGTTCTCCGACACCGAAGGCGCATCAGCTGTAGGGCCGATCAGGACGAGCCGCTCAACCCGATCTGGGGCTTTGAGGGCGGTGCGCAACGCGACGACCGCGCCCTGCCCCTCCCCCAGGGGGGTGAATGTCGTAATCCCGAGGTGGTCGACGAGGGCTAGAACGTCTTCGGCGACATCGTTGTAGTCGTAGGGCTGCTTGTCGTACACGGTCTTGCCGTGGCCGCGTAGGTCGAATGAAACAACTCGGCCGGGGAGCCGGGAAGTCAACGGCTCCAAGGAAACCGTATCCATCAAGGTGGCGTGGGTGGCCACAATGACTGACCCTTCCCCACTATCGGTGTAGTGGATTCTCTGACCGTTCACATCGATGAAAGGCACCCGATATTCATACCCTTTTCGCCCCTGCTGTGAAATGGCTGTGGGTGATCTTGTTTAGGCGTACAGTCCAGCGGACCGGGGTTTGGAGGGGCAGTGCTGGGACGGGTGTTCGATCCGCGTAACAACGCGCTCAATGCGTGGCGTCTCATTCTCGCTACCTCTGTAATCCTTTGGCACACCTGGCCATTAACCGGCCATGAGATCCCCGCCAGGCCGATCACGCAATTGCTCTCGCAAGTGGGGGTGGATGGGTTCTTCGCGGTCTCGGGGTTTCTGATCACGTCCAGTTGGATGCGGCACCCTAATCCGAAGACATACTTCACCGCCCGCTGCCTGCGGATCTTTCCCGGGTTGTGGGTGTGCCTACTGATCACCGCGTTTGTGATCGCACCGGTAAGTGTGTGGATCAAGCACGGGACGATGCCCAGCCCCATGTCGGCGGTCGCCTACATCATCAACGGCGGCCTGCTGAACCCCTTCTACCCGGGGATTGGTGGGACACCTCAGGATGTGCCGTGGCCGGGGGTGTGGAATGGGTCTTTGTGGACCCTCACCTTTGAGATGGGCTGTTACATCTTCGTCGCCATCCTCGGCATCACAGGGCTGCTGAAATACCGGTCTACCATCCCTGTAGCTTTCGTGCTCGCGTTGTGTGGGACGGCGGTGTTCGGGTATCCGGCGTTCGCAATGCAGACCATCCCCCAGATGATCACCAGGTTCGCGGTGATGTTCGCGGCGGGGGCGTTGATCTACCAGTACCAAGACAAGATCCCCGCCCGCTGGTCGCTCATCGCCCTAGCGGCAGGAGTGGTGCTTATCTCCGGGCTGCTACCGAATTATCGGGTGTTGGCAGCAATCCCCTTGGCGTACCTCGTTATAGCGTCCGGCGCTATGCTCAAACGCCCGAACCTGCGCAACGACCTCTCCTACGGGGTGTACATCTACGCCTTCCCCATCCAACAGCTACTCGTCATCATCGGCCTCGGAACACTCGGGGTGTTCCCGTTCTTCATTCTGGCGACCTTGCTGACCCTGCCGCTGGCGGCAATGAGCTGGTTCATTGTTGAGAAACGCGCTCTGGCGTTGAAGAAACGGAAGCAAGTGGTGGCTGTCTAGACACCGCGACTCCGGTTGAAACGCCGGATAATTGAGGGATGAGCGACTGGTACTACGTCCGATTCATGTACTACCCGTTCTGGAACGTCAGCATCGAGAACGACTGTGCCATGAACGTTGAGGCTGACACGGATATGGGGAACTTGTCGGTCGAAGAGTTTCATGGCATGTTCCCGAATGCCCGCAAGGTCACTCAAGAGCAGGTTAACCAAGGGTTGGCGAAGCTGCGGAAGCTACGCAGTGAGTTGGTGGCCGAATGAACGAGAAGCACGAACTGCCCGAGCCGGTGCGCTCACAGATAGCCGCGATGATGGCGCAGCGAGATTTACAGCTTGAACGTGAGCGCGCAGACAGGCTGCGCGATGACAGCAACACCCTGTATGAATTGCGCGGCTGGCTGCGCCTATGTAGCGACAACCCCGCCGGGCATGCCGAGTTCTACCGGTGGGCCTGCCACTACATCTTCGGCGACGAGCCACCGATTGAGGAGGCCGGATGAGCGCGTTTCGCGACCCTGACATGCAACGCGCCCTCGATGAGTACCTGAGCCGCGAACACAATCCTGAGCGTGAGCGCCAAGACCGCATTCGGCTTCTCAGATGGGCACGCAGAATACTCCCCAAGTCGTAGAATGTGCTGGTCAAGGGAGGGCTCATGGAAGAGCAAGAGCCGACAATGGTGTCGCCTGCCGCTCTGGCTGAGACCGGCGTTGTGGAGACCGCACCCACCGCCTGGTCCGATACCGACGAGCTCGGAGAGCCTGAACCGTACGACGATCCCCGCCGACGCAACTGGGTGATCAGCGGAGTCATCTTCGCCGCTACAGCAGCGGTTGCAGGATTGGTTGCCGGTGGCGCGTACGTCTTCTTTCATCAAAGCCCAAAACCCACTACCCCGCCGCCGACCACCGTCGTCGCCGAGCCACCGAAGGTTGTTGCGGCAGATCCGAAATCACCCGTCGACGACGCATACCTAGCGGATGTCTTCAGCCAAGGAATCCCGGTCTCGGACGTAAACAGCGGGTCACTCATCCAGATGGGCCAAGCCACCTGCGTCACCCACCGCGACAACCCTTCCATGCAGATAGTCGACCTGGCTATGACTATCGCCGAAAAGCGAACCGCTTACCCGTACGACAAAGCCCGGATCATCGTGACCGCGGCGCTCGAGCACTACTGCCCGAAACCCGCCGCGGTGCAGCCCGCCGTCTACGACCAGAAGTTCTTGAGCAAGATGCGGGCACTGGGCTGGACTATCACCGACGCGGACGGGATGACCCACAATGCACGGCAATCATGCTCACTACTCACTCAGGGCAACACCGTGCAGTTCGTACAGCAGTCCCTCAGCGCGGAGACGAATACTCCCCTGGATCAGGCCGTGGAGTTCGTACGCACCGCGATGTCTATCTACCCTGACTGCCCCTAG